CGCACCGGCATGGCAGTCAAGATCGCCGAGGTCGGCGGCCGGGACCTGATGGTGAAGCCCGCGTACAAGTCGGACGGGGTCTGGGTGGACCCGGCGCACCTGCGGCCGATCGGGGACCCGCACGCCTGGACCGGCAGGCAGCTCTTCTGGCTGCTGGTGGCGCTCCTGGTCGCGGCCGGGGTCGCGTACCGCATCTTCAACGAGGTGACGGCACAGGGCCTCGGTACCTCGGACGCCATCGCCTGCTGCGCCGTCCCGACCGGAGCCATCGCCCTGGTCCTGCTCACGAACCTGTTCGGGCTGAACCGGTCGTAGCCAACTCGCGCCGCTCTCAGTAAAGTTCATGCCCCGGGAGGTTTCGGCCTCCCGGGGCCGAGGTATTTAGTCAAAGTACGACCGACCACGGAAGAAGGAACCGATCATGACCGACACCCTCCGCAAGACGGACTTCGAGACCCTCCTCGCCACGCTGGACGAGCAGGCCGAGCGCAAGGTCGACGTGATCCTCCCGGCGACCAACATGTGCTTCTCCAAGGGCAACCTCCGGGTCCGTCGCTCGGACCTGACCCCGATCCTCACGGAGCACGGGGTCGACCAGCCGGTCCAGGAGTTCGTCCCCAACGAGGTGTTCGACTCCGGGTTCGCCGACCGCCTCGGCGGCCCGGTCACCGCGAGCTACATCCGCAAGCTGCGGGCCGAGGGGTGGACGGACATCATCGACGGCACCCTGAACGCGATCCTGCACGGCAAGACGGACATCCGCGAGCCCCAGACGAAGTCGGTCCTCCTGCGGGCGTTCAAGGACGCCGACGGCCAGCCGGTCGGCACCGCCCGCGCGCTGCTGTCCAACGCGTACAAGATCATCGATCACGTCGACACCCTGCGCGCGGCCATGCAGGGCATGCGTGCGGCGGGCCTCGGGGCGGAGAACGTCACCCAGTGCGACCTGACCGCCCGGCGCATGTACGTGACCGTCGAGGTGCCCGAGGTGAAGGCGCAGGCGGCCACCCTGCTCAAGGACTATGTCAGCCCCTTCACCGGCAACCGGGGCGCGGACAATCCGATCGTGCACGCCGGGTTCGTCCTCGGCAACTCCGAGGTCGGCGACGGCACGTTCTTCCTCTACCCGCGCATCGTCGCCGAGGTCTGCACCAACGGTATGACGATCAAGAAGGACGTGGGCGCGCTGGTGCAGCGGCACCTCGGGGCCCGGCTGGACGACGGCCTGGTGACCTACAGCGACGCGACCCACCGCGCCAACCGCGAGCTGATCACCCGCATGGCGGAGGACACGGTCCGGACCTTCCTGACCGAGGACTACCTCCAGAGCGTGATCCGCAAGCTGGAGGAGAAGGCGAGCGAGCCCGTCGCCAAGCCTGAGGCGGCCGTCAAGGAGGTCACCCGGAAGCTGGAGATCCCGGCCCTGTACGACGACGTGCTGGCGCACTTCATCAAGGGCGCGGACCTGAGCCGGGGTGGCATCATGCACGCGGTGACCGCCGCCGCCCAGTCCGACGACATCGACGCCGACACCGCGTTCCGCATGGAGGAGCGCGCCACGGCCATGCTGATGGCCTGATCCGCAGACCGGCCGAGGAGCCGCCCCCCGCCCCTCGGCCCGCCGGGCCCTCCACCCCCATGGAGGGCCCGGCACCCGCCCCTGTAGCTCAATGGCAGAGCAGCCGTCTCCAAAGCGGCTGACGTGGGTTCGATACCTGCCAGGGGTGCGACGGACCGGCCGACCGGCCGGGACCGGAACCGAGCACGAGGGAGCCTTTCATGATCAAGCTGGGCCAGCACGACGCATGGACCAAGTCGACCTACAGCACCGGCAACGGCGCGTGCGTCGAGGTGAAGTCGGCCGAGGTCACGTCCGTGTCCGTCACGGACAGCAAGGTCGAGGACACCCCCGCCCGTCCGGTTCTCGCGGTCTCCCCGGCCGCGTTCACCGCCCTGGTCGGCTACGTCCGCGTCTGACCCGCACCACGGGGCCCCTCGGGGCCCCACCCGTCTCTGTAGGCCAACGGGCGAGCCGCCGGACTCAAGCCCCGGTGCATGCGGGTTCGACTCCCGTCAGGGACACGCACAAGCGCGGCCGGGGCGCACAGAAGCCCCGGCCCTCAGCGAGGAGTGAGCACATGGCAATGGGAAGCCGAGGTCAGCGAGAGGCGGAGTACGCCATCGCGGCCTGCCGACCGTTCAGTAACAGCACCGGCAGCCTGAAGGGCACACGCGGATCCACGCGCATCCTCGGCTGGCTGGAGCAACACACCGAGGCCCGGCGCATCCGCGAGCTGCTGAGCCGTGCGACCTACGTGGTCTGGTCGTACGGCACGCCGATCGCCTTCGTCTCGGAGGACGAGGAGGGTGGGCGCACCGCGTACTACGTGGACGAGAGTCACAGCAGGACCACATCCCACCACCAGACCATCGCCCGGGTGGGCATGGGGGAGTACGAGACGATCGGATCAGGGCCGTGGAGCCGGACCCAGCACGGGGGCGCCCTGCGAGCGTACCGGGAGAGGCAGCCGAGGCGTCAGCCCGTCCCGGCGGACAGCCCCGGCTACCAGCTCGGCCGGACCGAGGACCAGCAGCAGGCCACGCTCCAGCGTCTCCTGGACCCGAGGTACGCGGACCCGAACTGGGTTCCCGGCCGGGACCCGGAGGCCGACCGCGAGGCGGAGATGCGGGACGTCGAGCGCATCGCCCGTGAAGGGGTGTGGATGCTGTGAGCCACAAGACACGGCCGGTGCTCAAGGATTTCCTGGCCCTCCCCTGCGGGAAGGTGCTGAGCAACCCGCCGTTCGGCGTGTACCTGGAGAGCCTGATCCACGAGTGGGCCATCGGCATGCGGCCGAACCAGGGCCAGCTCCCCGGTGCCTCGGGCCGGGCGTTCGCCCAGTGGCTGGACGAGGGCTGGAACGACTGGACCGAGGAGGCGGAGGCGACTGTCCAGAAGATCCTGGAGGGCGCCGTGTCCGAGTGGTGCGGCGGGAGGTCGTTCTGATGGGTGAGATCCCCGGAGAGCGGAAGCCCGAACTGCGCCGGAACCAGTTCCACGCCAAGGACGGGACGCACCTCTACCCGCACCCGAACACCTACGAGTCCCGCCGGAGCCTGTGGTCGGCGGCCGAGCGCCGGTACGCGGCCCACCTGGACCGGCACGCGGAGCTGGCGACCAACCCCGAGCCGATGGAGGGCGACCACCCGACGGTGACCGCTCTGTTCGACCACATCGATCACCTCCTGCTGATCGTCGAGAAGGAGAAGAAGCTCATCCTCGCGCTCCGTGAGAAGGCGGCAGCCGGAGCCGAGCCAGACGAGAAGGACGTCAAGGCGATCCGGGTGATCACCCGAGGAGGTGTTGAGGCATGAGGCCGAAGAAGACCGTCTACAGCAACACGGAGATCCCCGGCCGTATCCACGCCATGCAGCCGTTCCTGTCCGAGGGCCGTCTGCCGGACGGCACCCGCCGATGGAGTGGGCACAGCGGCCCGGCTGTGACGCTCGGCCTCCTGCCCCGCCGTTGGCACCGGCAGGTCCGGGAGGCGGTGTACGTCGTCTACAGCTACGACACCCCGATCGCCTGGGTCAGGGAGGCGCCTCAGAACGGGCCCCGGAACCCGTACTGGTACACCGTGCCGGACGTCGGCTACAGCCCGACCACCGGTCAGCACCAGATGGCCTGCATGGACGCGTGGGCGGACCAGATGCGTTCGCAGGGGACCTACCGTCGCCTGCCAAGCCGTGGCCGTGAGATCGTCCGGGTGCCGGGCAATGCGGAGGTCTACGGCCAGGAGCGCAGGCTCCGCGCCGGGGGCATGGACGGCCACTTGCCGGACTCCGACGATCGGTTCCGGACCAATCACCGGGGCGTGCGGTACGACTCCCGGGTGGAGCGTGACACGTCCTACGAACGGGACATGGCGGAGGAGCGCCGGTCGGCGTACGAAGGCGTCTCCGGAGACGCCATGCACTACACACCGAGCGCAGTTCATCTGGACGGGCATGAGCGCTCCCACCCGTAGCTGAACCCGAGGCCCGGCTCCCCTTGCGGAGCCGGGCCTTTCGTCGTAGTGACTCCCGGGGCAGGCAGGTGCACAGTTAACCCAAATCGGCATGTGCCAGGAGGGTCCCGTGAGCGAGCCGCTGTCCGTGGCCGACGTGAGATGGCAGGCGTCGGCCCAGTGCTCCGGTGCGGACTTCGAGTTCGTGCCCGGGGTGGAGACGGCGAAGGACCTCACCATCGTGAGGTCCCTGTGGTGCAACTTCTGCCCGGTCAGGCCGGAGTGCCTGCTGTACGCCCTGCTCTACAACGAGCACGGCTACTGGGGCGGCACCGACACCAAGGAGAGGAGGAAGCTCAGCAAGAGGCGCGACCGGGCCAAGTGTCCGGTCTGCCGGAGCAAGGCAGTGATCAGAACCGAGGGGCACCAGATCTGCCAGCACTGCGGCGTGTCGTGGGCAGGGGATCCCGCCCCCCGTCAGTCAAAGGAGACTGTCGGATGAACGGGGACATACTCGCCAGAGCACAGCAACTGCACGACGACCTGGACGGGCTGTGGGTCGCCATCGAACACAGCTCCTTCGGGCCGGAAATGAAATCGGCCCTCGCCCGGGACCTGATGGAGTCCCAGGAGAGGGTCGACGCGGTGATACGGGCCTACGCCACCGCCTGACCGCGCTGGAGGCGCAGGGCCCGCTCCCACGCCTCCAGCCACCTCCACGAGTGATCGCGGAGACGGAGCGTCTCCGCCACGGCCCGGCCCGCCTCGGACCGCTCGGCCCGCAGGGTCTCCGACCCGCGCAGCCGGTCGAGCTTCTGGTACCAGCGGCGTGAGTTCTCTGCCAGGTCCCCCATGACGTAGCCCTGCCGGAGCCCGTGCTGGTACAGGCGCGTGTACTCGGTCCGGGGGCTCGCGACCCACGGCACCCCCAGCGCGCTCATCTCCAGCGGCTTGAGCCAGCTCTTGCACGCGTTGAACCGGGTGTCGGCCAGCGGGGCGATCCCGATCCCCAGCTCCGCGACCGTGCCCGGCCAGTCCAGCAGGCCGACGGGCCGAGAAAGCCCTGGAGGGTCCTCAGAGAGCCCGAACGCGGCTCCGGTGCCCGTCGGGCCACCCACGACCCGGAAGGCTCCAGGGCGGTCGCTCAGGCGCGCGACAGCGGCACCTACGGCCGAGGGGTCGTCCGGGTGGGACTGGAGAGCGGCGGGCCAGCCGATCACGTCGCTGTCCGTGCGGGGCAGGCCGTAGTAGTGGTCCGGCAGGTAGTTGTAGAGCACATGGCCCCGGCCGTGCCGGGCGTAGACGTCCAGCAGCGCCGGGGTCGACACGGTGACGAGTGTCGCGTCCCGGCAGGCCAGCTTGAGGTTGTCCCAGGAGTGGTGCGGGTCCCCGCGCCGGGGGTGGTAGGCGTCGTGCGCCGGGTTGCCCGGGTGGATGGAGCTGAGATCGTCGTCCACGTCGACCACGACCGCGACGCCCTTGCTCCGCAGGACGCCGACCGCCTGCGCCATACGGCTGTTGGTCAGCCGCTGGAACACGTAGACGTCATGGTCCACGTGCAGCACGTCGGCCACCCGCTCGCCGTCCATCTTGAGCACGAGGTCGCGCTGCTTCGGGCCGAGCACGGTCACGTCGGCCGAGCCCGTGTACCGGCCGGGCCAGATGAGCCGGAAATGACCGCACCCGGCCGAGTCGGCCGGGTACACGACGATCTTCGTCACTTGGAGCCGGTCGCCTTCGGGGTGGGGGCGGCGGCCGACGGCTTGGCCTGGGTGGTCTTGCGGGCCGCCGACGAGGCCGGGGCCTCCAGCGCGTCGAGGCGCTTCTCGATCTTGTCGAGCCTGTCGTCCTGCTGCTTGTTCTTCTGGACGAAGTCGGTGAGGAGTTCCCTCACCTTGTCCTCCACCACGCCCAGGATCTGTCCGATGGCGCTCATGGCTGGGTGTCCTCCACGGTCACGACGAGCTTGAGGTCGGCGAGCTGCTGGCGCAGCTCCTCCGGGAGCTGGGACAGGTCGAGCGTGGCCAGGGTCTGGGCGATCGCCGACAGGGCCGCCCCGTTGGCCCGGGACTGCGCGAGCACGTCGTCACCGCGTTCCCCTGCGTACCGCAGGAGGGACTGCGGGAACCACTTCGGGTTCGCGTCCGTCGCCTGCCCGGCCGGGGGCGTCATCTGGTCCAGGCCCCACACCTGGTCGTACACGAGATCCTTGACCACGTTCTCGACCGTGCTCTTGATCCAGGTCTTGTCCTCGGCAGTGAGTGCCACGTCGTCCGATCCTCCTTCTGCCCAGGCGCGCAGGGCGGCCCGGCTGCTGAATTGTGCCACGTCGTGGTCGTAGGACCCGGCCGTGGAGTACTGGTGCATCACCCATGCGGACTGCACCGGCGGGGAGCCCGCCGCATATCCGGCGGTCGCGATCCACAGGCCGTCCCCGGCGAAGTTGGTCGTGTCGATGTTCTTCCAGAACGAGGTGTTGCAGTAGAGCAGGACCCTGTGCCCCGGCCGGAGCGCCTGGACGCGCTTGATCGCGGCGTCCTTCTCGGCGTTGCTCGGGTAGGTGTCCGTGTCCGGGTCGGTCTCCCAGTCGATGGCGAGCAGGTCCCCGTCCACGGACACCGCGTTCCGGAGGAAGTAGTCGACCTGCGCGTTGACGTTGCCTTTCTCCAGGAAGTGGTAGAAGCCCACCACCATCCCCTGTGCGCGGGCCGAGGTGGCCTGCTGTGCCATCTTCGGGTTGATGTAGTTGGTCCCCTGGGTCGCCTTGATCAGGCAGAAGTCGACCGGCTTGCTGTCGGACGGGGTCCGGCTCGGTACGACGCTCGACTGGAAGCTGGCGATGTCCAGGCCGTAGATCATGGCCGGGCTCCATTTCTGTCCCTGGAAGTACGGCTCGGACCAGCCGAGGTACGGCAGGCCCCAGAGCTGGCTGATACTGCGGACCGGCGCCAGGCCGACCGTCCCGGCGCCGAGGATGTCGATGCTCCAGCAGGAGCCGTTCCCGTCGGCGATCGCGACGTGGCCGTGTCCGGCCGAGCCCCCTCCCCAGAACAGCAGCGCGCCGGGCGGCTCGTCGGTCGCGCCGGGGTGCCTGAGGGCCGAGGGGATCCGCTGCCACTGGGTGAGCGCGTCCACGTAGCCCGAGGCTCCGTAGCCGTACATGACGGCACAGAACTGCCCGCACATGCCGACGGCCCACCGGGTGGTCGCGCGGCAACGGGAGAGGACGTCAGCCACGCTCACGGCCGTGCTCACGGGGTCTCCCCGGTCCGGGGACGCTCCCGGTGCAGCTTGAGGATGGCCCAGGTCTGGAACCAGAAGGTGGAGCCCACCACGGTCTGGAGCACGAACCAGGCGGCCCGGAACCAGTACGGGGTGATGTGGCCCACCACGGTGATCATCAGCAGCGTGGACATGATGATCTCGGCCACCGCGTACGTCACCAGCATCCGGCCGAGCAGGTTCCGCCACCACGGGTTGGTCAGCGTGTAGACGAGGACCATCACCGCACCGGCCGAGATGATGTACGAGCCGAAGATCAGATACAACGTCTCGAATTCGCTCATCCCGTCCCTCCCATGGCCTGTCTGATCGCTGAAGCGAAGTTGTTCCCGGCGGAGACTACCTTGAGCCGGTTCGTCACCCGAATGATCTCACCCGTGTCCGACTGTGTCGCGCGCACCAGTTCGATCGAGGATGCCAGGGCGTCCCGGGCCTCACAGACGTCGGGCGAGGGTTCGTCATCCGTCTTCCGGCGCCGGAGCCAGCTCAGCATGATTACTCCTTCCCGACTGCTGTTGCTGGGCGGCTTCACGGACCGCCTCCATGACGTGCGTGGTGGTCGTGGCCGCGTCGGACAGGATCCTGATCTGCCGGTCTTTCTCGTCGTGCGCGGCGAGTGACCTCTCGTACGCAGACTTCCACATGTCGATGGCCTTGTCCTTGTCCTCGATCCGTGCCTTCACCACGGACACCGGCACGAGGTAACCGAAGAGGATGGACAGCACGAACAGGACCACGATGCCGCTCAGTCCCAGCGACCCGTTCACCCACAGGGGCAGGTCCATGGGAACAGCACCTCCTGAATCTCGGTCACCACGGGATGACTGCGATCTTGCGTGAAGAGAACGTACCGGTGCCGGACGTGCTGACCCGGTACTTCATGGTGAAGGTGTTGAGGCCGGGTGTCAGCCCGCCGACGCCGAACACGGCGCCCGCGCGCCACTGGTCCGGCGTGGTGACATGGAGCTGCACGGCGTAGGGGTCACTGGCCTCGATCGAGCTGGCGCCCGAGACGGCGAAGGCGAGCCACGCAGCGGTCCCGCCCGAGGTGCGGCCCGAGCCGAAGATGGACACCAGCGCCCGGGACCCGGTCAGCACGGTGACCTCGGGCCCGGGGGTCGCCTCCAGGTCGGTGTAGCTGGTCTCCGCCGTGGTCTCGGTGCTGCCGTCCTCCGCGAGCGCGGAGACCCTCTCGACGAGACGGTTGTACCCGCTCACCACGCTGTACCCGCTGATGGTCTGTGCTTTGCCCGCCTCGGTCTCGGAGAGGTTGTCGCGGATGGTGGTGTTCCACTGGGCGGCCGTGAGCACGGCTCCGGCCACGGCGGTCATCGGTGCTGTCCAGGCCATTCCATCCTCCTCAGAACGGCCAGACGGTGATGCGCCGCTGGCTGAAGTAGCCGGTTCCCGCCGTGCTGACCCGGTACTTGGCGGTGAAGGTGTTGGTCCCGCCGGTCAGGTTGTCCAGCAGGAAGCCTGCTCCGGCCCGGTCCCCGTCCGTGCCCTGCATCTGGACGGCGAAGATGTCGGTCGCCGCGACCGTGCTCGCGCCGGACACCTCGAACCCCATCCAGGCCGCGTTCCCGGCGGTGTTGTACTGGTTGCAGTAGACCCAGACCATGGCGACCGGGCCGGTCACCACGGTGACCGAGGGGCCGTTCGCGTCGGCCAGGTCGGCATACGTGGTGGAGGCGGTCGTGCTGCCGCCGGTGGTCGAGTCCCAGTCCGGCGTCCGCTGGACGATGCTGTTCAGCCCGTTCCCGGCGAAGAAGCTCCCCTCGACGGTGGCGTTGGCGACGGCGGTCGTGAACAGGTTGTCCCGGACGAACTGGTTCCACTGAGCGGCCATCAGGACGTTCCCGGAGACGGCCGTCATGGGCGCGGTCCATGCCATGCCGCCTCCTCAGAAAGGGATCACGGCGATGCGCCGGACCGAGTAGGTGCCGGTACCGGCGGTGACGCGGTACCGGAGGGTGAAGGTGTTGGAGCCCTGGGTCAGGCCGGTGACGAGGAACGAGGCACCCCAGCGCATGCCCCCGTTGAAGGAGTGGTCGATCGCGTTGGTGTCGCTCGCGGCGATCGTGCTCGCGCCGGAGACCTCGTACCCGACCCAGGTCCGGTTGCCGTTGACGCTGTTCAGGAAGTTGGCGTAGATCGAGACGAGGGCCCGGTTGCCGGTCGCGACGGTGACCGTGGTGGACAGGCCGTCGGCGAGGTTGCCGTACGAGGTGGAGGTGGTGGTGCTGGAGCCCTGGTCGTTGTCCTGGAGGGGCACCCGTTCGGCCAGGGAGTTGGCCCCGTCGGCCGGGAACCAACTGCTGACCTGCGTGGCCAGTGCGGGGGCCGTCTCCAGCAGGTTGTCCCTGATGTACTGGTTGAACAGCGCCGCACTGAACACACCCCCGGCCACGGCCGTGGCCGGTGCGCTCCATGTCACGTCACACCCCCGTGACCGGGGTCGTGTCCCAGTTCTCCGGCCGGTCGGACAGGTGGCCCGGCTGCCAGCCCGAGGCGCGGACCGTGTTGATCGCGGTGAGAAGTTCCTGGTCGGTCACCACGCCCTTCCGCACCAGGAGATCGATCAGGATGGCCTGCACGGCGAGGACCGACACCAGCTCCGCCCGGGTGGCCTTGCTCTCGTACTGGACGTCCACCCCGAGGCGCATGCCGATGTCCCACGCGGTGTTCCGCATGATCGTTGTGTACTGCGGGATCGTGGCCATGTCCGCTCCTACAAGGGCAGCACGAGAAGCTCGCGCGACTGGAAGGTGGAGGTCGACGACCCGGCCCGGTACTTCATGGTGAAGATGTTGGACCCCGGGGTGAGTCCGGTGAAGCAGTGAAACTGCCCGTAGCGGACGAAGTTGCCCGCCGTGATGCCGTCCGTCATCAGGCGCCAAGCGTCGTTCGCGGCGACCGATGACGCGCCCGACACGGCCACGCTGGAGTTGCTCTGTGCGTCCCCGGTGGCGTTCGCCTGGGCGGCGGAGAACCAGACCATGGCGATCGTTCCGGTGTCGACAGTGACCGAGGGTCCGACCGTAGCCAGGTCGGTGTAGGTCGGGCTTGCTGTCGACTGGCTCGCGGCGACCGCGTTCTGAGTGGGCTGCCGGGTGGCAATGGCGTTGGCACCGGTGGACACGAACAACTGGCTCGCGGTCGTGGCGAGCGCCGGAGCTGTTTGGTTCAGGTTGTCCCTGACGTACTGGTTGAACTGGGCGGCGGTGAACGTCGCTCCGGCCACCGCCGTCATCGGTGCCGACCAGGCCATGGCTACCTCACCCCGTGCTCTTCGTTTTCGTTCATCAGGTCACGGATCGTCTGTCCGTGCGGAACGCGGGAGTTGACGGCCAGGGGGTGGTCCTGCGGGAACCAGTTCCGGTTCTGCGGGATCGGCCGCTTGGACAGGATCGCCAAGATCTCCATCTCATGGTCCGGCCAGTCGATGACGGCCTGGTGCCCGCAGTTGGAGCAGACGAAGATCGGCTTCTTGAGCACCTTGGGTCCGTTGGGGACGGCCGGGGTGTAGAGGTACTCCACGTTGCCGCACCCGTTCACCGGGCAGTCGGCCACCCAGTCCCCTGCGTACACCCAGGCCCGAGCGGGGCCGGGCAGCTTCTCGTCAGGTACTTCGTACATGGTCATCACGTCCCGAACTGTCCGACGTCGAACATCCCCTGAGTGGGGTGGTCGAAGATGAACACGGTATCCGGCTGGTCGGCCTGGATCGGGTCGAAGACGCCCTGGTCGAATCCCGCACCGCGCTTGTCGAAGGTGAACGGGTTGGACGTGGTCACCAGGTCCTTCTCGCACCCGAACACCACCGAGTGCACCGGCGGCTTCCCCGCCTGGTTCATCCTCCGGATCGTGTGCTGCACCGACTCCACGAAGAAGTCGTCGTCGATCCCCATCTCCCCGTAGGTGATGTGGATGCGGTCCGACACGGTCCGGGTGAGCGCCTGGATGAAGTGGGACGGGTCCTGGGAAGTGATGCGGAGCTGGACGGTCGGCCGCCGCCGGGCGTAGTGCAGCAGGATCATCCCGGCGATGGCGTCGGCGTCGTTGGCGTTGGCCCAGGGGGCTGTCTCGGGGTAGGCCCGCTGGCCGTGCCGGGTGATGGAGTCGGCGTCGAGACGGCTGACCTTGATGTTGCGGCGGACGGAGATCGTCCGTGCCCGGAGCTGGAGACCGGAGATGGTGACCGAGCCGCCGACGGCCAGGAGGGTGATCGTGGCCGAGGCGCCCGAGGTGCGGGAGAGGATCACGTTGACGATCCCGGCGCCGGAGACGGTGAAGTCCGTCCCCACCACCGGCGTCACCGCGCCGACGAACGGGTCCCCCGCGCTCACCTCCACGGAGGTGGACTCGCCGCTGCTGAGGGAGATCTGGTCGTCCTGGGTCCAGACGGGCGTCAGGTCGGCGTCCTCGATCCGCTCCGAGACCTCGAAGCTGACCGAGTTGACGATGTCCTTCGCGCCGTGGGCGTAGACGAACGGGGCCGTGAAGTCGAGGCCGGGCAGGGGCGCGGCGGTGCAGTCCATGAGAGTCGGCTGGGCGAAGGTCGCCTGGACCCCGATGGACTGCGAGCGCAGGAGCCGGTGGTGCCGGTCCCGGAAGACGAACGTCCCGTCCGGCGCCTGGTAGGCGATGGACGGAGGGCCCTCCGACTTCACCAGGTCGTTGATCGCGCTCAGCGCGTCGGTCCCCTCCACCCACCAGTACGCCACCAGCGTCGCGCCGAGGTCGATGTCCCTCGGCCCGGTCCACCCGGCCAGGTCCAGGACCGTGTTGATCAGTTCTCCGGTCCGCTGGGCTTTGTAGACCCCGGTGGAGAGCTGGAAGTTCTGGAGGTCGTCCATCCCGTCGAGGAAGGTGAAGTCGACGGTCCGGTCCGTCATGTCGGCCTTGACGTTGTAGTCGTCGATCTTGCCGTACATGAGGGGGTAGGTGGTGCCGCCGAAGGTGACCTGGGCGCGGGCCTGCCGGGCAGGTTCGAGGTCGCCGGACAACGGGGACGTCGGGAAGTCCGGGGAGTACGTCCGGTCCACGTTGATGACGGTGTACGAGGCGTTGCCGACGGCGGCCGGGTTGAGCTGCCGGGACTGGTCGCGGCCGTAGCTGATCGAGATGTCGGATGTGATCTTCCGGGCCGCGTCCTCCGCGTCCTCCGGCACCGACACCAGCAGGTTCTCGAAGGAGAACGCCACCGGCAGGACGTTGGTCGTCGCCGCGCCGAGGAAGGTGCGGACCCCGGCGCCGGACCCGGTGACGATAGAGGAGTCCGTGACGGACGCCTGCCAGGCCGGTTCGGCGTTGGCGGTGGTCCATGCCTTGGCGTAGATGTTCGTGCCGGAGACGCGCATCCGCACGGTGTAGAAGGTGCCCGCCACATGGACGTCCGGCAGCGTGAACGAGGCGAGCTGGGTCTCCACCCCGGCGATCCGCTTGCGGATGACGAGCGTCATCACCTGGGCGGCCGACAGCGTCACCCGGGCCATGTAGCAGTTGTCCTGGTCGGTCAGCCGGGCGAGCAGGAACGCGATGATGTCGTCGGCCGCCGCGACCTGGCTCGTGCTGAAGGAGACTCGGCAGTCCTGGTCCGTGCCTCCGGCATTGGCCAGGTAGGTGAACCGGGAGGAGCCCCGGGTGGTGCAGGAGTGGACGCCGACGCCCGAGCCGACCGAATAGTCCGAGGCCGAGCCGCCGTTGGTGGTCCAGGGCTGGTTGGTGTCGGCCGAGCCCCAGCCGCTCGACACCGTCCGGCTGAAGCTGTCGGACGCCAGGGTCGTCCCGAGGTCGGACGGGTCCCCGAAGGTGCCGCTCCCGTCCCAGTCGATCTCGAAGGCGTAGCTCGGGAGGCCGCCGGTCGTGCAGAAGTTCCAGGGGCCGTTGACGGCCGTGACGGACGGGCTGTACGCCGTGGCGATGGCCTCGGCCGCGCCTGCCGAGGCGAAGACGGCCGTGGTGCCGGGAGGCTTGAGGACGATGCTGACGGCCAGCCCGCCGTACGTGGCGGCCCGGCTGGCCGTGGTGGTGCGCTGGGTCTGGAGACCGGCGGACAGCCCCGCGTTCGAGTCGTACAGCGCGCACGCCAGTTCGTTGATCGCGTCGATGTCGTCCTGCACCTCGGTGTCGCCGACCACCGAGTTGGTGAAGGTGGCGCCGGGGGAGTCGGAGGACACCGCCCGGAAGCTGAGGAGCCAGTCGTTGGCGGAGGCGGTCGTCTCCTGCGGGTGGGCCTGTGCGGTCGCGGTGCTCGTCGTGGAGTTGAAGTCCCAGCGCTCCACGGGGCCGGTCGGGTCGCAGCCGGAGTAGGCGACGCAGAATGCGATGACCGACGGCTTGCCCGTCGGCCAGGAGCTGGTGGTGTCGAAGCTCAGGCTCACCGAGGAGCCCAGCGCGCCGTTGTCCTGGCGGATGTAGCACTTCACCCGGACCCGGGGCGTGTACGGGGTCTGCACGCTCAGGCCGTTGGTGATGTAGAACAGCCGGGTCCACCCGGCCGGGTCGGCCGAGGTGTTGTTGTTGTCGTCCGTCACCACGAACAGCAGCAGCGTGTGCCCCGAGGCGTGCCCGGCGGGCAGCGCCACGGACACCGGGCCCGGCGTGGCGGAGGTGTCGACTTTGGACCGGGTGCCGACCGCTACCCGTGCGATGGCCATCAGGGGAGCCTGTTCTTGCGCTTGAGCGAGACGAGCGCACCGACCAGCCAGTCCTCGGCCTCGGCCTTGGACGCGATGACCCCGTGGTTCTCGATCACGAGCTTGTCGATGGTCAGACCTCCGGACGAGGGCGCCGGGCCGGGTCCGGCAAGCGCCCCGACCATGCTCTCGAACGCGACCGTCTGCCGGGGCGAGAGGACGCGCTCGGGCTTGTTGGTGTTCTTCATGATCGCGCCGACGCCCCTGGCGATGCCTCCGGCGTCGTACCAGTGCGGGCTCCGGTTGAGCCAAGCCGAGTAGGCGCTCGCCGGGGAGCCGTACCGGGACTTGATGTACTTCAGCCCCCAGCGGATCTGGGTGGCGGCGTTGGTCATGTAGTCGCTGCCCTCGGAGGCCATCTTGCTCGCCGGGAGCGACTGGGGGATGCCGTGCGCGCCGGAGGAAGCGTTGTGCGCGAGCGGGTTCCAGCCGGACTCACCCATCCAGAGCGCCTTGAGCGCGGGCCACTGGGACGGTCCGAAGCCGAGGGTCTTCATGTAGAGCTGGGCGTACTGCTGGGCCGACCCGCGCACCGAGGAGTCGCCGAGACCGATGGATCCGCCGATGTCCCCGAACAGGCCGGTGACCAGGCTGCCGCCCTTCTTCATCAGGCCGGTGATGTTGCCGAAGATGGTCTTCACCGCCGACCGGAGCACCGGACCCGAGCCGAGGAGGCCCTTCATCAGACCGGCGATGATGTGGACGCCGAGGGGGATCATGCTCTTGGCCGGGGAGCTGATACCGAACGCCTTCTTGATCGTTCCGACGACCTTGTCCTTGATCCCCTTGATCCAGTCGATGGCGTCGGCCCACTTCTGCTTGAAGCCGCTCAGGAGTCCGTTGATGATGTCCCGGCCGTGGCTCTTGAGCCAGGTGTCCGCCTGTCCGAAGTAGTTGAGGAGCGGAGTCCGGACGTGAGACCGCAGCCAGGAACCGATGCCCTGGACGACCGAGAGGGCACCCCGCAGGAACCCGAAGAACAGGTTGCGGCCCTGGGTGTAGATCCACACCGAGACGCGGGCGAAGAAGTTGACGACCGGGTTGTAGACGTGCGACCGCAGCCAGGTGGCGATCCCGGCCGCCTGCTGGGCGATGCCCTGGAAGAACCCCTTGATCAGATCGATGCCGATGGCGGCCATGACCGTGGACGGGGAGTGGATCCCGAACACGGCCTTGAAGAACGACACCACCCCGTCCTTGACCGCCTTGGCGGCGGCCGGGATGCCCTTGGTGAAGAAGGTCGCGATGCCGTGGAACATGCCCTCGATCAGGCTCTGGCCGGTCTTCTCCAGGGCCGTGTTGAAGCTGTTCGCGGCATTCATGATCTTCACGGGCAGGGTCCGGAACCAGTCGAAGATCTTGACCCCGGTCGTGGCGAACCAGTGGCCGATGGCGTCCGGCAGGGCCTTGAAGAAGTCGGCGATCTGCCCCGGCAGCTTGGAGAAGAACGAGCCGATCGCCTTCCCGAAGCCGACCGCCCAGTCGATGGTCGCGTCGAAGGCCTTCTTGGCCCCGTCGCTGATCATCTTCCAGTGGGTGACGATCCAGTACGTGGCCAGGCCGATCGGCCCGGTGAGGATGGCGAGCAGGAGCGGCCAGTTGTGCTTGATCCAGTCGATGCTGACGGAGAAGGCGTGCTTGACCCCCTCCCAGTGCCGGACGATCATCGCGACCGCGAGACCGATGCCGCCGGTGAGGATGGTCCAGACGACGAGCTGCCAGTTGTTCTTGAGCCAGCCGATGAAGGCCGAGAACACCTTCCTGACGAAGCCCCAGGTGGCCGACCAGATCGTCTGGAAGAACTTCGTCTTCGTCGCCAGCAGGTAGATCCCGGCGACGAGCGCCGCCACCCCGACCACGATCCAGGTGATCGGGTTGGCGAGGATGGCCGCAGCCAGGCCCCAGAAAGCGGTCGAGGTGATGGCGGTCCACGCCGCGACGACCTTCTCCTGTATGGCGAGGAGCCCGAGCTGGAGCCGCATGGCGATCAAGCTGTCGGTCTGGGCCATCGTGGCGACGGTCCAGACGAACGTGGCGGCGGTGATGATCCCCTGGACCATGGCAGCGACCTTCATCGCGGCGGCCCAGAGCTTCGTAGCGATGAACGCGGCCGAGGTGACCGTGATGAAGGTGCCGATGGCGATGGCCAGTGCGAGCAGGATCTGCCGGTTCTCGGCGAAGTACCCGACGATCGCGCTCACCACAGGGATGAGCTTGGTCCCGATGTCGATCGCGAGGACCTGGAACTGGGCCTTCATCCGGTCGAGCTGGACGTTGAGCAGGCCAGCGGTGATCTTCCAGCCCTCCACGTCCTTGGAGTTGTTGTGGAAGGACTCGCCGACCTTCTTGATGCGCTCCGCGTTGCCCTCGGCCGACTCCCCGGTGATCTGGAGGACGGTGTTGAGGCCGATCGCACCGCCCGCCATCTTCTTGAGCGCGTCGGTGAAGGTCTGGCTGGCCGGACCGCCGTTCTTCAGCTCCCGGCTGAAGCCCCGGCTCCGGTCGACCAGCACCTTGAAGTTGCGGAGGGCGGGCTGGGCGGAGACCGGCATGCCCTTCATGGTCGAGTTCCAGTCCTCAAGGATCATGTCGCCCTTGAGGTACTCCTGGGCCAGCTTCTTCTGGTCGCCGGTCATGCTCTTGAGCATGATCTGGGCGTCCTGGCTGGACTGCTTGGTGCCCTCGAACAGCTTCTGGAGCTTGACCCCGGCCGGGCCCATCTTGTCGAGGATGGTCTTGACGAGCAGGTTCACGGTGCCGGACAGACCGCGCTCACCGAGCTTGCTGGAGACGTCGACGGAGGAGAGGCCGAACCGGGTCATCTCGCGCGACGCCACCAGGTTCGGGGACGCGAGCGCGCGGATGGTCGCGCCGAGTTCGTGGGTGGCCTCACGGGCGGAGGTGCCGTGCTGGGTGAGGGTGGCCATGGACCCGGCCACGTCCTCGAAGGCGATGTGGTTGGCCGAGGCGATGGGGAGCACGGTGGACAGCGCGCCGGAGAACTCCTCCATGGTGATCTTGCCTTCACCGGCGGCGGTCTTCATCGCGTTCATGACCTGGACCGACTTGTCGGCCTTGAGGTGGTAGGAGGCCATGACCGAGGTCATGGCGTTGGTGACGTCACTGAGCTTGGCGTTCTCCTCGCGCGCGCCCTGTGCCGCCGCCTTCAGCACCTTGAGGCCCTCCGAGCCCCGGAAGCCCGCCTTCTCGATCGTGTACATGCCGTCGGTCAGGTTGGCGATGCCTGTGCCGGTGCCGACGGCGATGTTCTTGATCCCGGACCGGACGACCTTGAGTCCCTCGGCCGTCTCTCCGGCGGCCGTCTGGAGCACGGCGGTGTGGCTCTGGAAGTCGGCGGCCATCTTGACCGACACGGCCGCGACCCCGAGGCCGAGGGCCGTGGTGCCCTTGCCGATCACGGCCATGGACTTGCCGACCGTGGCGGCCGACCGGCGCAGCCCGGCGGCCGAGCCGTCGAGCTGCGTCCGGGCCAGCCGCATGTCGGACGCGAGCTGGGCGCCCCACTTCTTGAAGTCGGGGAGGATCTCGACAAGACCCCTGCCGACGACCGCTGTCGCTCCAGTCTCCATCAGTCGAGATTCACCCCCTGTGCTGCGAGGAAGGAGTCCGAGGCCTCTTCGTCACCGTCCCACCACCACGGTGCTCCGGGGTCCTCCACGGCTCCTGCGTACGGGTCTTCGTCCGCCGGGCTGACGCGCCAGCGCTTGGTCTTGAGCTTGGCGTCCAGTTCCCTGCGCGCCCGCTCGGCGTCCCCCTGCTTCTGGGGGTCGTAGTCGAGCCGCTGCGTCAGCTCGTAGTAGACGATGTTCAGGAATCGGTCGAAGGGGAGTTCGCCGAGGTCGACACCGCGTCCGAGGTACTGTCCGTCGAGTTCGTGCCAGACTCCGGGCTTGGCTGCCCAGGCGACGAGTCCTCCGACGGTTTCGTAGGGCGCAGCCCGTACTCACCCATCACGTAGTCCAGCACCTCGGTGACCTGGTCCAGCTCGATCGGCACGAACTCGGGGGCCGAGGCTGCGTCCGGGCCCGTCTCGGTCTTGGGGTCCTTCATGCGGGACCGGAACAGCTTGTAGCTGTCCGCCATGAGCACCATTTCCAGGCACTCCATCATCGTGTCGAAGCCCTGCTGGGGAGTCGCCGACTCTTCTTCGACCTGACCGACCTTCAGCGTGAAGTCGATCATTACCTGGGCGGGGAGATGGGGCTTTCCCCGGAACGTGTCGCCGTCCATCGTGAACTGGACGACTCGGGCCTGCCTGGTGAAGTCCTTCATGGCGATCACGATAGATGCTCGCGGGACAAGATCGGTCCGGTCAGTTCCGGCCGCTCGCGATCAGCATGGCCTTCATGAGGAAGTTGTTCGGCTTGGTGCCGGGGTGGTCGACGCGCTTGCTGTAGACGACCCGGCCCCCGACCACGAAGCGCAGCACCTTCTTCCGGCTCGGGAAGATCGGGTGGGCCTTGGTCCCGTTGAGGACGAATCCGGCCGCCGGGTGGTCGACCATCACGATGCCGAAGGGGGCGTTCTTGGTCCCGGAGATGATCGGCCGGACGGCCTGCTTCATGGAGCCGGGGGCGATGGTGCTCGCGACGACGGCCGTCTTCACGGTGATCTCCCGGACCTTGAGCCCGGCGCCCCGGCCCGCGACCTGGCGCAGCTTGCGCTGGTCGATGGACAGGAAGTCGCCCCGCCTCGTCATCGCCATGTCACACCTCCATGTCCAGGCCGACCCGGAACCGCAGTTCGGTCCCGACGCAGCCGCCGCTCGGCCCCTGGACGATCTGCACGTCCAGGATGAAGTCCGTGATCTCGTCGTCGTTGCGCTGCTGGCACAGCCATCCCCGGACGGCCTTGCGGATCTCGTACGCGTCGCGCCGGAGGATGCGGGAGGCCGCGTCCTCGGCCTCCACGGTCGGGGCATTGGCGCCGCCCTGCGGGCTCGGGGCGCACTGCATGCACTGGAGGACCAGCTCGCTGGCCTCGTACGGAGCACCGCACCCGTCGCTGAGGTCGTTGGTGACCTTCTGCATGGGGAAGTCCTCGCAGTCGTACGTCTGGTTGACCATGAGGTACAGGGCGCCGCAGTCGCAGCCGTCCCAGGCGATGAGCCCCGGCGTCACCACCACGCGCTCGAACCGCGAGGTGGTGTTGGCGTTCACGTAGGACAGCAGGTCACTGGCCAGGGTGTACCAGCGCAGGTTGCCGGAGTAGCGGTTGCTCATGTGTTCGCCCTCCGGGGGCCGGGCTGGTCGATGTTGTAGACCCGGGCGCGTTGCCGGAGTCCCTTGGGGTTCTCGGACATGATGAACATGTCGCACAGGTACAGGCCGGTGCGGCCCTTCATCAGGATGTCGCCGAAGTCCGGGACGGAGATCGTCACTCCCTGCCGGACGAGCTGGGTGACCCCGGCCGGGAGGCGGCAGTCCTCGCCGCGCATCGCCTTGAGGATCTCGCAGGCCAGCTCCCCGGCCGCGAGCTGCCCGCCCTCGGGGACCGGCTGTCCGTAGACGGCGGTGACGGACCAGGTGCCCGCCTCGGTGTCGTTCTTGCTCAGGTTGTTGCACCGGGGCCACTCGCCCCCGTCGGTCCGCACCAGCAGCCGGTTGTTGTCCACCCGGTAGGCACCGGTGACGAGCGGCGAGCCGTCCACCTTGACCTGCACGATGGAGCTGACGACGTCCGGCAGCCGGGTCTCGGACACGCGCTCGCAGCCGCACGCGCCCGCGTTGCAGCCACCGCAGCCGAGCGGGTACCAGTACATCCCGTCCAGGTAGCCGTAACCGTACGTAGTCGGCATCGACCACATGTCCCAGCCCCCGCCGGGCCACGAGCCGTGGCAGTCGACCCGGCACGGGCGCAGGGTCGTGGTGCAGGTTCCGAACTGACGGCCGGTCAGTGCCCACAGGATCCGGGTGGCCGAGGAGACCGCGTATCCGGTGGCGGAGGGGGACTCCGCCGACACGTCGCAGACCCAACGCACAGGCCAGCGGTCGCAGGGTCCGAAGTCCGCCGTCATGGTCTCTCCCACCGGTTCGTTATACGGCCCAGTGTCCTACGCCGTATCAGTTGATCGTTCCACACCCACTCTGACCTGGGTGACTGCGAACTCGGAGTGGGTGGTACGAGTGGGCCACTCCTCGAAGTTCGCTCCTCAGAAGGGAATCTGAGGAAGTTGTTACGCTACGGACCGGTAGTTTCAAGGAATGTAGCTCTCCGGAACCGTATGTGTATTCGTCGGACCGAATAAGTTAAACAGCAGGAACCGGGCCGACCGAGGCCCTGACCGAGTACTCCAGGCGCAGGCTCGCGAAGCGGTTCGTGCTGTTGCCGACCCAGAACTCGGACCAGTGCGGGCCCTGCTCCGCGAACTCCGTTCCGTCCCAGGTGTAGGTCACCTCCCCGGCGGCCGGGGTCGTGACGGTCGCGTTGTAGGTGACGGAGATGTCGCTGTCGACCGGCCGCACGATGAACTTCGCTGTGTAACCGGAGAGGTCTATCGGCACGCCGTCCGAGTCCAGGAAGGTGTACTCCAGCGGAGCCGGTTTCTCCCCGACGACGTACGGCCCGATGGTGATGCGGTCACTGGCCACTGCCCGGTTCCCTTCCGCTGACCCGGCCGACCGGCCGGACGCCCTGCACCGAAGATACCGGCGCCCGCCCCCTGCTCCCGCCCGGTTCCGTTCCGGCGGCCGAGGCGGCGGGCTCCCTGCCGCGCGCCGGACCCGGCTCTGTGCCGGACACACGCTCCCGGCTGTCCGTGCCGTGCTCCAGAAGACTGATGTCCCCGGCCGAGACGACCGCGCCTGCTGTCCCGGGGACAGCTCCGTGGGCGGACAGTGCCGGGGACGCGGACGCGGACACCAGGGACACTCCGGCGGACACGTCCAGGTGCGTGGAAAAGGACACGTCCCAGGCCGAGGCGACCACCTGAGCTGCTTCGGCGAGGACGGTAACGGCCGCGAGTGCGTTGTCCACGGCGGCAGTGGCACTCCCGGCCGGAGGAACCGCCCCCACCAGGGGTGTCCCCTGCCCGGCGTCGGCTGTCCCGGCCGTTGTCCCGGTGCCCTGGACCGTGACGGACGTTCCGGCGTCCTGTCCGTCCGCTGTCCCGGCGGCCGTCCCTGCCGAGGCGGACACGGCGGCCGAGGCGTCGAGAGCGGCGGCTCCGGCTGTTGCGGCCTCCGCGCTGGCATTGACGATCGGGGCGGAGGTCGTGGTGGCGTCGTAGGCGTCGGCCGACACGGTCACAGCACCGGCCGACACCCCGAGCGCGACCGAGGAATCCAGGGCGGAGGAGCCGACCACGGCAACCTCGGTCCCCTGCACCGTAGCGTCCGTGTTCCCGATTCCGGGAGAAACGGCCTGAGCGGCCGTCTCCGGAGGCAGGACGGTCAGGGCGGCCGACGGGGCCAGGGCGTCCGCCGCAGCCCCGGAGATCCCGGCCTGGGCTCCCGAGGAGGCTCCTGAGACACTGGCGTCAGCGGCTCCAGCGGCTTGCCCGGCCAATGCTCCGATGGAGGCTGGGGCCGCACCCGCGTCCGCTGCCGTCGCTGCCTGTCCGGGCAGACCGGAGACCGCCCCCGTGGCGTCGTACCCGGTGACGGTCGCAGCGGCCACGTCCGCGTTGGCTGTGGTCCCGCTGGAGACATCCGCCGCGCTGAAGTCATCGAACCGGAGAGAGTTGGACGACTCTGCCCGGAGACCAACGGATGTTCCGGTCGTGACAGCAGTATTCGTAACGCTGACCCGCTCGACACCGTTGACGAAGCCTTTAATGGTGGAGCCGACGGCCTGCACCTTGGCGATGTCGCCTGCAACGGCCGCTCCGGCAAAGGACCCGATCGATGTGAACGAGCCGCCGACGTTGCTGAAGAGGTTCCATGAGGTGCCGTCGTTGCGCCACAGGTAGCCCTGGGTGAAACCGGTGTTGCCCCGGCACCAGACGCCGTGGCTGAGGGCCGCAGTAGCAGGGATCGTGATCTGGGCGCTGTTGTCGTTGGTGGCCATCGCAGTAGCGGCACGGATGACGATTGTGCCGCCTGCTGATCCAGAGCTGAGCTGGTTGGAGACGATGGTCCACAGGCCGGTTCCGTCGACCCAGTTTGCTCCGGGGGCTCCGTTGGCTCGGTTGAAGTCGTCGCTGAAGCTCGTCACGACATCACCCCCGACCGATCAGGACGAGGTAATCCGGGCGATGCCGTTGGCGTTCCAGACGATCGTGAAAGTGCCGGAGGTCACCGACTGCGCACCGCCGAAGTAGTTGAAGCAGATCCCCTCGTCGGCTACGCCGCCGGTCCCGGCGGTGATCGTGTCGTCGTACACCAGGCAGCCGTAGACGTTGGCCAGGGTGCCGGTGCCCGCACCGGCCAGGTCCGTGGCGTCGAACATGGTGACGCCGGTGGCCGGGTTGGTGATGGTCTTGCCTGCCAGGGGCCGACCGGCCGCAGCCCAGATACCCGAGCCGGTGACCTCGTTCGCCGTGACCCACTGACCGGTGTTGTAGCCGGTGCTGGTGAGGGCGGCGTCCTTGTCCGGCGTGCCCGTGTTGTTGAAGAGCGCCACGTTGACCGTGTCGGCCCCGAGGCCCGCGTACGCGGCCGGGAGCACGGCGGCGGTCTGCCCCTGGCCCAGGACAGCGGCCGTCCAGGCCCGGAACATGCTGCTGCTGGTGAAGGCCATCTCAGTTCTCCCCTACCGCCTTCGCCGTGGGGGCGTAGACGACGCAGTCGCTGGAGCCGTCTGCCCGTTCGACCTTGACGGCCATGACCGGCCGCCCGTTGACGAGCCTGGCGTCCTCGTTGCCGAGGTAGTCTTCCCGCTCGACCATGACGACCTTGCAGTCCACGCCCTCCAGGACCATGGGAGCCGAGAGGCCCCCGAGCCCCGAGCAGTTGTGGAAGCGGTTGGGCTGCCCCGCCGTCCGTACGGCAGCCGGACAGTTGGGGCAGACCCACCGCTGCTCCGCATGAAGGACCGCACCCATCAGGCGACCGAACTCGGGTTGCACTGAGGCGAGGGCGGAGCAGTCGTGGTGACGTTCCAGAGCCAGTGCTCTCCGGCGCCGAGGGTGTCCCCGGTCGGGAGCCAGGAGGTGGCGCCGTCCGGTCCCCGGAGCCAGCCGATGGTGGCCGAGGTCGACCCGGCCTGGGTCTCGGACATGATCTGGAGCGTCGAGCGGGCGTTCTCCACGGTGTACGTGCCGAACTTGGAGGCGCCGCAGTTGGGCCAGGCGTTGTAGATGTACCGCTGCGCACCGGTGGCGTCGCAGGCGGACGATCCGGCGACCTTCTGCCACACCTCCAGGGAGTACCGGTTGGTGGGCTGGCCCTCGGCCACGGCGAAGCCCGAGCCGGTGACCCCGGCCGCGTTCACGGTCAGCTCGCGAGCACTGGACAGGTACGCGGTACCTGTCGAGTTGATCTCACAGAAGTCGATCGTGAGCTGCATACGCTTGAGGACCGGGTCGTCCTTCTGGTTGACGCAGGGGGTGCCGTCGGCGGTGCGCTCGAAGAACTCCTCGCCGTCCTCGTACTGCGGCTCCATCTGGACCTGGACGAAGCCCTTGCTGACGATCTGCATGGACCCGGTGCCGGTCACCGGGTTGCCGCAGACGTCGAGCTTGACGACCCGGTAGTGCGTTCCCTTGATCGGGGTCACGCACGTAGAAACGGTAGCTACCACTGTTCACCCCTTACGTGGGAACGCCGAGCGTGGTGAGCGCTGCCACGTGGCAGCACCCGAATCCGAGCAGGTACGTCCGGCTGGCGAGGTACTTCACTGTGTTCTCGGACCGGTCGAAGGTGCTCGGGAACGGCCGGGCGAACACGTCCGACCGGTAGGCGAACACCGGGCCGGTGCCGTAGATCCAGCTCGTTCCGGCGGCAGCGGCGGAGCCGTCCGGTCCCGAGCCGGAGTAGCCGAGGCCCGGGATGACCCGGTTCCCGGCCGTGGTGTAGATCGGTCCGCCGACCGACTCCTGCTTCACCAGGCCCCGGGCCACGAAGGTCGGCAGGGCCGCGTACGGGATGTGGATGGCGCCCTGGCCGCCGTAGCAGCTCGCGAGCTGTGCCTCCACCGCCCCGAGCGCGATCGCCACATCGTCCCCGCCGGTGACGAGCTGGGTCGCAGCCGTCTGGAGGCGGATGGACGAGGTGTCGTCCAGGGTGGAGTTCGAGGCCAGGTGGGGCCAGACGGTGTTCTGCGGGGTGGTGGATGACTTGCCCGCCGAGCCGGTCCAGAAGGCCCGGCTGACGATGTAGGGCTCCATCCGGAGCAGGGCCTCCTCGGCCCTGTCGGTCAGATCTGCCTGGGTCAGGCCGTTGCCGACCGGGGCGCAGTCGAACTCCGCGTAGACGGTGAACGGCGTCGCGCCCCGGTTGACCTGGTTGACGTTGCTGGCCATGGACGCCTGGGCCCCCGGGGTGCCCCCGGTGCCTGTGACGGCGATGCACTCGTCGTAGACGGTGCCTCCGCCGCCGCAGCGCTCGATCCAGGTGATGCCCTGCTGCCAGTGCGCGTCGGCCGTCGGGTGCTCCGCTGCGTCCCACAGGAAATTGGGGAGCGGGACGAATCCCGGCCCCTCGACGATCTGCCGTACTCCGGCCACAGGTCACACCTCCCCGTCCGTAGTCACGAGCACGTTGATCGTCTGGGTGGACCCGGAAGCCTGGAACACCCACAGCTCCTGTCCGGCCGGGAGCAGGAAGTCGACAGCCCCCGAGTTGAAGCCGGACAGCTTGCTGACGAACGCCCCGGTCGAGGCGGTTCCGCTGGAGAACGCCAGCCTGAAAGCAGCCGTGTTGTCCGAGGTGTAGACCCGTCGAGCGAAGTCGTCCGAGTCCGCGACCTTGACCGGCGTGGCGGTAGCCACGCTGACTTCGGCACTGGTGAAGGCTGCCATCGGTGGTCACCCCCTCCGGGTGAGGAGGGGTGATCAGACGTGGGCGACGTTCGGGGTTGCGACTGTTCCGCCGACCTGGCCGGAGACCGCGAAGGCGCAGGTGTACTTGCGGGCCGAGTGGCCGACCTGAGCGATCAGGTGGCACTCCTCCGCCCAGAGCGCGGTGTAGTCGTTCTCCGCGTTCAGGACCGAGTCCCGGATGACACCGAGGTCGAGCTGGAGGCCGGTGCCGTGGAGGAACGTCCCCGCCGCGTAGACGAGGAAGTTCACCGTGGCGGGCCAGACCGTGAGGTTGGAGCTGGCGCCGGGCTGGTTGGCGCCGCGCACCTGGTAGTCGTTGACCCACTGGACGCGGACGTTGCGGGCCGAGAAGAACGCGCCGATCTGCGCGTCCGCCACGGCCAGAGCGCTCAGGTCGGTGAGCGGCCGGAGCGTGAGGTCGGCCCGGATGATGTCCCGGATCCAGTACGGCATGACCACTTCGAGGACCGAGGTGGTGCCCATGGCGAACTTCGCCCGGTAGTCCATCGCGGCGAGCGCGACCGCGTTGAGCAAGCGGGTGGCCGGGCCGTCGGTGGCGACCGCGCCCACGGTGGTCGCGCCACCGGCCGCCGTGTCCATGAGGCCGATCAGGCGCGCGTTGATCGCGTGGCTGTACGCGGCCCGGAGCAGGCGGATGAAGTTCTGGGTGCTCTCGGGGTAGGCGTCGTCCGTCAGGTTGCCCGCCGTGAGGGAGATGCCGTAGCACTCCAGGCGCTGCTCGCTGAAGGTCGGGCAGGGGACCCGGAGGGTCGGCTTGTTGACCGAGCCGGTGACCGTGAGCTGGTCGTCGGTCTCCGTCCAGAGCCAGGGATCGGTCGCGTTGCTCATGCTGAACGCGAAGCCGCCGAAGCCCGAGGCCGGGCTGGAGCCCGCGTTCTGGAAGAACACGTCCCCGATGGCCGGGCTGACCGGGAAGCGGATACCGCCCCGGCTGACGCCGACGGTGGGCAGGTCGATGAGACCGTCGCTCGCCTCGGCGATGTTGAAGAAGTCGTACATGATCTGGCTCGGGGCGCACCAGCCACCACCGGCGACCAGGGCCCGCTGGTTCTCGGGCTTGGTCATCTCCTGGTAGAGCTTCTCGACCTTGGCGGCGTCGGTGCGGTCGTCCAGCGTGTGCTCGAACGAGTTGCGGACCGAGGCGACGAGGTGGTGCGGGGCTCCCTTGCCGTCCCGGGTGATCGGGATGGCCTTGGCCTTGCGCTGGAAGGCCTCGCTCAGCGCGGCGAGGTCGCCCAGCTCGGTGCCGTGCGCGACGCCGGGGATGTCGATGGACGCGGTGACCGCGTTCGGGACGCCCTCCTGGACCCGGGGCTTGGGCGCCTTGGCGGCCGTGTCCCCGAGGCTCGCGAAGCGCTGCTGCGCCTTCTGGATCTTCGACTCGTCGTCGCCGAACAGGGCCATGGCGACACCGGCGGCGGTCGCCTTGGCGATCTCGCTCATGTCGATGGTCTGGCCTCCGGCGGCAGCGGCGGCCGTCACGGGCTCGGTGCCCTCGGCGTCGCCGTGCACCCGCTGGCGCAGAGCCGCCATCTGGCGCTCGGTCTCCTGCTGCGCGAGGGTGGCCTGCTCCTGGGCCCGGGTGGCGCGCACCCGCAGCTCGGCCCGGATACGGTCCAGATCCTTGGCGAGACGCTGCGCGTACGCCACGTCGTCGGCGGTGTACGAACCGCGCGCGTTGATGCTGTCGTAGGCCGCTACGGCCTGCGTCTCCAGCTCAGCCAGTTCCGTGTCACCCGAGAGCGTGAGGTCTGCGGGTGCTTCGAAAAGCTCAGGCTCCGGCACTGCAACCTCCAGGGGCGACCGGAATGATCTACGTCGGCCGGAAGGTAACACAAGAACGCGTACCGGCCAAAGATCGATATCTTTGGACCGGCACGCGTAAATGCCTGGTCAGCCGTTCGTGCCTCCGGCACCGCCGGGCCCCGGAGGGGGCGGAGGCGGGGGCGGAGGGTTCTGGTTGCAGCCACACATGTCGGTCATCCCTTCCCGTGCACCCGGTCACCGAGCCTGCTCAGGATACGAGCGTAGGCCCACTGATCCAGATCCTCTTCCGTCCAGCCCTCGGTGAGGGCCGGGAGCCCGGCCGCCACCAGCGCGAGCTGGTGCCCACCGGTGTACTGGGCCTTGATCTTCGGCACCGGGAACCCGGGCACGTTGACCGCGAGCAGGCCGACGAGGCGGAGCTTGCCGCCGATGTTGCGCCAGTCACCGGAGACCTGGCCCGAGGCGCGCAGTTCGTGGATGCGCTCCGGCGCCGTGCCCGGCCGGACCGACCCGGCGACCCAGATGCCGTGCGCGTCGTTGCCGACGGCGACGTCCGCCACGGCCGTGCCGGTGTTGTCGTAGTGCTCCGTGGCGGCCCGGTGCCCGGCGGTGATGTCCGCGTGCCCGGTACCGAGGGTGATCGAGCCGACGCTCACCATGTCGCCCTCGTCGGTGTAGACCGCCCCGGTCATGAAGTACGGGTGGGCGTCCTCCTGCGGCGGGGTGACGCACAGTCCGGCCTGCCCGATGTGGCAGGTCCCCCACAGAGCGGCGTGGCCGTAGACCCGGCCCTCGGGGGTGACGGTGATGCCGGTCGGGACGGACAGGTCCGGGTTGGTGAACCAGTCCCGGCTCGGCCGCTCCCGGACCTCGACGCCCAGCGTCCGGTGCTTGACCGGGCGGGACTCCCGCAGCGAGCCGATCGGCGTGCCCCCGGCGACGACCGCGCCCGCCTCGTCCAGCAGGGCGATGTACGCCTCGGCAAAGGCCGGGATGTCCACCAGCGTGGCGGCCCGGATACGGCCCTTGTGGAAGATGACCTTCTCGGGAGACGCGAAGAGCTGCGCGAAGGGGTCGGTGTCGGCGTCCTCACCATCCGGCGCCTCGGGCCAGACCAGCTCCATGTCGGCGTCCTTGATGGAGTCGACGTCCACCGAGACGCCCCGCAGGAACTCGCCCTCGATCTTGCGCTCCACGTTGCGGCCGTCGTCGTCCCCGAGGTCGAGCAGACCCTCCCCCATGATCAGGCCGCTGTCCTCGCGCCAGATCCGGGTGATGTTGCCGACGTTGACGGCCTCGGTGCGCGCCTCACCGCCGTGGGAGTCGACGCGGTTCCAGCGCAGCGGGAGCGGGAGGTCGGCCCACGTGAGGGAGTCGGTGTCGAACTCGCGGCCGTCGCCGGTCTCGATGCCCTCCACGGTGAGCGGGCCGCGCCACGGCCGGGTCGCGCCGCTGAAGGGCTTCGCCTCGGCCGTCTCGGCGAACTCCTCGGTCTCCTCGGAGCCCGACTTCTGGTTCTCCTTGAGCCGCTTGTCCTTGTCGGTCCCCGGGTTGGGGTCACCCTTCTTCAGGGCCTCGGTCTCGGTTGTCACGGGGGCCTCCTCGGGCCGATCATCTGCGCGCAGGATAGCCGCAGAGGCAGTGGCGGCCGAGCCGGAGCCCCAGTTCGCCACGATGAAGCCCCGGCAGGGATTGCCGTGAGCGGAGCCCGCGCACCCGGCGTAGCCCATGACGGGGTACGCGCTGATGGCCGCAGCGAGCCCGGTGAACACCTGGCCGTCCACGGCGATGCAGGCCTTGCAGGTGTTCTGGTCGAGGGACTCGGAGGCGGTGTAGCTCTCCGCCTCCGGCGCCGCACTGAGCACGGTGTTGCGGCCGAGGGTCTGGGCGGCGGACATGGACGCCTTGACCGGCGCCTGGACCGCGCGCTCCTGTCCGGCCTGGAGCTGCCGGTCGACCGCCCCGGCGATGTCGTCCCCGCTCCGGCGCTGGGTGATGAGCCCGATGGTGTAGCGCTTGGCGCTCTGGACCATGTTGGACGCCATCAGGTCGGCCGTCATCTGGGACATGCCCCGGAGCAGCGCTTTTCCGCCGAGGGCGGCCGTGAGGCTTTCCTCGGAGGCATCCTCCGGCAGGGACCAGTCGGGCACCTGGACGCCCTGTGCCTCCGCTTCCCGCTCCACGGACCGTCCGGCCTGCTCGGCGAGGGACTTCATCTCGTCGTGCAGGACGTGGGCGGCGGCCGTGGTGTCGACGTGCAGGGAGGCCAGCGTGGCGGGGTTGTCCGGCCCGGCCGCGAGCTGGTTGCGGATCTGCTGCCGCCAGTCGGCCAGCTCCGTGTGCAGGCGGTTGGTGGTGCTGTTGACGGCCTCGGTCCACTGCCTGTTCTGCTCGGCGAAGTTGACGTGCTCCTCGTAGGGCTTGGTCTGTCGGCGCAGCATCCCGGCGGCCGTGACGGGCTCCGGTGGCTTGAGCGGGAAGTCGTGGTCCTCCGGCCCGAAGGAGACCCGCAGCCGGTCGAACGTGACCGGGCCGAGGCGCTTCTCCAGGTTGCGGACGGGGGTCAGGTCAGCGGTGTACCAGGCGCAGATGTGCGCCACCCACGGGCAGTACTGCTGGGGCAGTTCGGGCTGCCTGTGCATGTCCTCCAGGGCGCACGTGGCCACCGACTTGATCCACTGGAGCTGGTCCTCCCAGGAGCCGACCTGTCCCGAGCCGACGTTCCACACCCAGGACGGTTTGGTGGTGTTGGCTCCCCAGTGCGCCACGCCGAAGATGTTCGCGGTGATGTCTCCGCCGTCGTACCAGTCGAGGGCGTACCGCATGCACATCAGCAGGTCGGCCTTGGCGTCCTCGTCCCAGACGTCCTGCTCCCCGAGGAAGTGCAGCGTCAGGTGGAGGTCCCCGGCCGCCTCACCGCCCGGGACCTTGAGCCGGGCAGCGTCCTCGGCCGTCGGCATGAGGGCGATCATGCATCCGTTGAGGTGGTCGTCAGCCACGGACGGCCTCCATCCGGTTCGTGTCCCGGGGACGGAGACGGGTGCTGATCAGGTTCCGGGTGTCGATGAACGGCGCGCGCCCGTCGATGCGCAGCAGACCGAGGCCGTCCAGGTGGACGAGGTACGTGCCCGGAGATCCGGGAACCTGCTCGGGCGCCCGCCGGGACACGACGTGCGTGTACGGGCAGGTGTACTCGTGGTCGTGGCAGAGCTGGGGGTGGATCAGCTCCCATTCGTGCCCGACGGCCGGGAACCTGACCATGTGCTGGGTGCGCGCCTGTTCGAGGTACTTGGCCTGGGCGGCGGCCTTGGCGGGAGGCGTGCTCTCCTTCCCGCCTCCGGACCCCGGAGGGCCGCCGGGTGGCGCTGCCTTGGGCGCGTTCTTCCCGGTCCCGGGAGCGGCAGCCTCCTGCTGCGCCTGCTTGGCGTCGTTGTCGGCCTTCTCGTCCTCGGCCCCGGAGGTGGAAGAGGCTCCGACGTCCAGCACCTCGGACCCGAGCAGCTCGTTGGCGGCCGAGGGCGCTGCCTGCGGGGCGTTGCGGATCAGGTTCTTGAGCACCTGCTCCTTCAGATCGTCCCCCTCGGGCATGTCGTCCTCGTCGAAGCCCAGCTCGCGCCGGAACGAGGAGCCCGACAGCTCCATCCGGTCGTAGGCCTCGGTGGCGTTCGCGCTGCGGTCCGGCTGGAGGGCCAGCTCGCTCATGTCGTACCAGACGACCCAGCCGGTGGGGTCCTGGTGGGAGGCTTCGAGCCGGGGCTTGAGGTAGCCCCGGGTGAGGGAGTCGCAGATCAGCTCCGCCACCGGCGCGATGTGCGTCTTGAGCGCGCCCTCTTCGAGCTGCCAGGCCCCCCAGTGGTTCACGTCGCCCATGCCCAGCAGGATCTCGGCGGGCATGTCGAGCTTCGTGGCCAGGCGCTTGATGGCGCTGTCCCGCTTCTCGATGATCTTCTCGTCCAGCTTGAGCGTGAAGTCGATCAGCTTGAGGCTGTCGATGGCCTCGGCCGGGCCCATGATCGGGATCGGGATGACGGAGCTGGCCGTGCCGGGCTTCTCGATGGCCGTGGCAGCGATCTCGATGAACTCGGCGACGAGCGGGTTGGGCGCGTCGGCGAACTCCTCGCGCACCGGGAACGTCAGCTCGTCCGGGATACCGAGCAGCCCGGCCGAGGCGAGCCGGGACAGGTACTCAGCCTGGATCTTCCGGTTGACCAGCTCCAGCTCCCGCATGATCTCCCGGGCCGAGCGGGCCGGGGAGTCGGCGAGGTGGTAGTACCGGTCGTGCGGGCGCCACACCCGGGTGACGAGGGCGTTCTTGGCGATCTCCCGCCAGTCCTGTCCCGCGTTGACCGACTCCTCGTCCATGACGTAGTAGGTCTTGGACTGGGAGCGGATCTCGTCGACCGACCGGACCATCCACTTCTCGGTCTTGTCGGACTGCTCCTCGCCGATCAGGTAGCACTCGCCGGGGACCTGGAGGCCGACGGTGAGACGCTTCATGAGCTGCGCCTGGCCGGTGACACCGCCCCCGAAGTTCATCATCAGTTCGGCCGCCGGACCCTCCATCTGGATGTCCGGCTCGTCGGCGTCGGGCTGGAGCCGGGCGGCGCGCAGCCGTACCCGGCTGAGCATGGACGCCTGCCAGCCGACCCCGAAGTTGAACTCGCCGAGGTTGTCGTAGTAGGCCCAGACTTCGTTCTGCCACTTGTCGGTGTGGCGGAGGAACTGGGCCTGGGGTCCCTTGGGCGGGGCGGCGGCGGCGGTGAGCGCCTCGGGCTGAGGCGCCTGCGGCAGTCCGGCGGCCGTGAGTGCGGGGCTGCTCCGCCGGAAGACGTCGTACCAGGACATGGGCGTCCTCCCGATCTTGTCGGAGGGCAGGATACCTGCGATCTCCGCTCCGGCCGCCCGTACGCTCATGCCATGAATGATGCAGAGGTCCGGCACCTGCGGGAGATGATCGACGAACGCGACCGCTGGTACGCGGCGCTCGCCGAGGAACGTGACCGGCGGTACGCCGAGGTCAACGTCGAGAAGGAGAAGGCGCTGAAGATCAAGGAGACGGCCGACCTGGCCGCACTCCAGCTTGCCCGGGAGATCCAGACGTACAAGGACGAGAAGGCCAACGAGCTGCGTGAGCAGATCAACCGGGAACGCGGCCTGTACGCGACCAAGGACGACGTGAGCAACGCGGTCCGGGAACTGACGGCGACGATCAAGCCCCTCGCCGAGTACGTGTCGAGCCAGACCGGCCGGGCCGGGGGCATCGGCTCCACGTACGGGTGGATCATCTCGGCTGTCGGGGCGATCGTCGCCGTCATGACCGTGGTCATCATCGCGACCAGGTGATCACCTCCGGGCGAGCACCACCTGGAACAGACCGACCGGCTCGTGCCGCTCGATCGTCCATCCGGCGCCCTCGATCAGGGCCGCGTACCCCGGCAGGTCCCAGGCCCACGCGTGCTCGGGACTGTGGCCGTTGGGGGTCTCGTTCCAGGGGCTGGAGCAGACCAGCCGGGCCGCGCCCCGGGGCAGAAGAGACGCCAGCACCCCGTGCGGGTCGGCCAGGTGCTCCAGCACCTCGGTCATCACCACGACCGTCCCGATCTCGGGGTCGCTCAGTCCCCGGTTCTCCCCGTTGAAGACGTCCCGGGCGTACGCGGTCACCCCACGCTGGATCCACCCGGCCTGGTTGGCGGGACAGAAGTCGTACCCCCAGGCGAGGAGCACGTCCGGGTCGCCCTTGAGGAGACTGAGCAGGCCGCCGTCCCCGCAGCCGAGGTCGGACACCGAGGCACCGCCGCACTCCCGTGCGGCCTGCCGGGCGAACTCGGCCGCCTTCTCCAGCCGGGGCCGGTGCGCCGCCTGCTCCAGGTGCGGGGCGCGCTCCCGGTCCTGGTGGAACTCGAAGGTGGACACGAACGGGACGTCGCCCTCGAACAGCTTGTGCTCCATCACATTCCTCCGAGGATCAGTCCGGTCATGCCTGCCTTGCCGGACGCGAGGACCTTCTCCCAGGACTCGACCTCGTCCTTGTCGAGGAAGACGGTGAGGGTCGTGTCGACGGTGCGGATGGTGAGGGCGAGCTTCTGGCCCATGGGGGTCTGCTGGACGGAGACCGTCAGCCCGCACGGGACGATGGACAGGAACTTGTTGCCCGGGTCGACCGGGGGCACGCCCCGGTCGAAGGTCGGTCCCTCGGCCCTGGCGGGGAGCGGCTGGTTCATGTGCCCAGTCCTTTGATCAGATGTTCGTACAGCCGGTCGCGGAGACGCCGGAGCCAGCGGGTCACGACCGGCCGCCGCCGGTGCCGGAGCAGCGGGTGTAGGTGCCGTCGGCGTGCTTGATGCCGTAGCAGGCCTGGTAGTACACCGCGACGTCCTCCGGCATGTTCGTGCCGTAGGCGTAGTCGGCGTAGGTGCCGCAGCCCCCGGTGTTCCAGAGGTTGTCGTAGATGCCCGCCTCCGGCGCCCACACGTGGCCCACGGCCGCGTGGGCGTCACAGTCGGTGTCCCACACCCGGATGACGTCCCCGTCGTGGTAGAACTTCGCGCACGCCGACTGGGGGCCGGAGTTGCAGACCTGGGGACCGTCCGAGTGGGCGAAGGCGGCGGTGCTGGTACCGAGCGCCAGCAGCACGGCCGCGCCCACGGTACCGGCGACGGTGAGGATCTTCTTCATGGGGTCTCCTACAGGTGATTGTCGCGGTTGAGGTACCAGACCAGGCCGACGTATGCGAGGGACAGCGCGGTGACGGCTCCGCCGACCGCTCCGATGGTGACCAGGGCCCAGTCGGGCATCAGTGACTCTCCGTCCACCGGATAGCTGCGGGCTCTTCGAGATCACCTGAATCAGCCGCATCGAACCAGGCGTCCAGATCGGTCCGGCACAGCCGGATCCAGTTTCCAGCGGCTGTGCGGATACGGGCGACCACCGGACCGCAGGTCCGATGATCCGGCGCCAGGCACGGTCCGAGATGATCGTGGTCATGGAAGCATCGGCCGTGGGGAGACAGGTCGACCAGGTGCCCGCTGACTTCGATGTCCTTGCCCTGGAGGTCGAGGCCGACATGCTCCAGGAGAGTGCGGATGCTCACGCCCACTCCCTGCTCGCGAGGACGGCGGAGACGGCCCACACGGCCGGGCCCACCAGCCAGGGGACGGGGATGCCGTAGAACGCGTCCACGGCCGCCGTGAGCCCGCCGGAGACGTAGGCCGAGGCGCACCACGGACAGCTCAATAGCTCGGCCAGCCAGTACGGGGACCAAGGACGCCGTGTGTTCCAGCGGAGTGTCCGGTCCCCCTGCTTCGTAAGCGGGAACGGCTGATTCCCGCCGGGCTGCCGACTCACCGTCTCCTGCTCCGGCTCCGTCAACGGACGCCATCCGCCGACCAGCCGGTCCCGCAGCCACAGCACCGGCGGGAAGGTGTCCTTGACGATCAGGCGCGTGAGCCGGTAGGCGGCCAGGCACATGAGCACGAACACGAACCAGGTCACTGACCGTCCCCCGGCAGGTTCCAGCGGGCGTGCGGGCTCTCCTGCGACGGGATCGAGCCGGACTGCTCAGCCGCGAGGCCCCGTGCCCGGCCGGACAGCCTGTCCAGTCGGTCCAGCTCCAGGCGGTTGTGCAGGGCATACATGGCCCGGCGGTGCGCACCGAGCGTGCTCCAGAGACGAGCCCAGAGGGCCAGCGCGAAGCAGAGGACGAACAAGCCGATGAACCCCGAGATGAAAACGAGCGCTTCCATGATCTTCTTTCTGTGGGCGGGACACCCGACGGAGCGGGTGGAGGTGGTCGCTGGCCGGGCATCCCGCTACTGGAGAGGATGCCCGGACGGACGTGGCGGTTGCACTCAGGCGGCGTGGTCGACGAGCTTGCCCGCCGGGGACACCTTTGCCGGGGTGGGGTTCGTGACCACCTGCCGGGTGAAGAACCCGATCGCCAGGGTCACGAAGCCGACGATCGCCGTCTGATGGGTGGCGGTCCAGTCCAGGTTGAACGCGGCGAAGAGCGCGAACAGGGCGTTGAGCACGCCGGTCGCCAGGGCGATGGCTCCGTCATGCACGACGACTGCGTTGCCGACGGCGAACACGAACACGACGATGGCGGTCGCGATGCCCTGGACCTTGCCGGACCAGTCGAACCCATACGAGGTGAGCACCTGAGCCGCCGCCGCGATGATGGCGAGGTACACCACCTGCTCGCGGTTGAAGAGCTTGAACATCTCGGTCCCCTCCTGGGGTCACGTGACGGAGCTGAATACTCCGTCGAGAGTATGCACCACGGAGTGGACTACCGGGTTCGCCGAGACCAGCACCCCGAGCACGAAACAGCCGACGGCAGCGATACGCACCGAGGCGTGCCGGTGCAGCAGAAACCCGAGCAGGAACACGGTGAGGACCGTGGTCAGTGACAGGGACAGCGTCATGGCATTTAGGTTATCCTGCTCGGCATGTCCGGTGAGTAGGGTCACCAACCCGAGGGGCCGGAAGCAAAGAGCGGTCGCCGGGGACGCCCGGCCCTTACAGGTGATCTTGGCCGCTCCGTCTGGTCCGGGCGAGCTGGCGCGTGGTGGTGCGGCGATGACCCCGGGCCAGGCGTCGGTCACCTCAGCCAACGGAGCGGGACATGGCGGACATGCCGCCGGAGCTGATGACGGTGGTCGCGGTCAGCTTGACGATCCGGTTGTGCCACGCGGGCCAGACCATCGCGTCGAGCCGGTCGGGCGACCAGTCCAGCTCGGGGTACCAGGTGCAGAGCTGGTCCTCCAGCTCGGGCATGACCCCGACCAGGTGCCAGCGGTTCTGCGACGTGAGCGCGCTGACCGGCTGGGCGCGGACCTGCTTGCCCCGGGTGGCGCGCACCATCTTGATCGGGATGTTGATGCCCATGTTGTCGGCGGCGGCCCGGATGGTCGAGATGGCCATCTCCCCGCCGTAGTTGATCTCCACCGCGATGTCGTCGGCCTCGAACTCCACCGCCGCCTTGACCGCTGCCATGCCCCAGCCCTCGGGCTTGAGGTGGACGGTGCGGTCGCCGAGGACGTAGCCGTGGGCGAGGGTGGACTTCTTGCCACCTTCGCGCTCGTACTCCTGCATGGCCTTGCCGACGACGACGATGCCCTGCTCCCCGGCGCCGCCGCTCGGGTCCACGCCCACGGAGACGCGCACGAGCCGGGGCAGCTCGGTGCCGACGGGGATGCGCGAGGTGTTGAGCCACTGCCGGGTCCAGAGCGCCTTCGAGTCCTCGTCGAGGATCTCGGCGTACAGCTCCTGACGGCCGAGGTCGGTGTCCGCGTACTCCTCCTCCAGCGCCTGCTTCAGCTCGGGCTGGATGTGCGGGTTGTCGTACATGGACGCGTGGGTCTTGACCACGTTCCGGTACCCGCCGGTGGCGATCTTCTTGATGAGCGGCCGGGGCTTGGGAGTGGTGGAGGCGATCCAGTGCGGGCGGCGGCCCGAGCGGAGCCCGAACCGCATCTGCGCCCAGGCGTCGTCGAGGTAGCGCCAGGCGGCCATCTCCTCCAGCCAGGCGAGGCAACGGTTGCCACCGGCGCGCAGGCGCTCCACGTCCTCCGGGGTGTGGGCACCGAAGAGCTTGGCGACCGAGCCGTTGGGCCATTTGATGACCGTGCCGCCGGTGGTGTTGATCATCTTGGCGTCCGGGGAGTGGGCACTGAGTCCCGAGGGACCGCTGAAGCAAGCGGTAGCCGCGTCCCCCAGGGTCGGGGCGATGATGCCGACCCAGTGGGGGACGGGCCCCGGGAGACAGGCCGGTCCGTTGACGTGTTCGTGCACGTAGCGGGCGCAGGCGTCGGTCTTCCCGGCTCCTCGCCCTGCCAGGAGCATCCAGCCGTACCAGTCGCCCGTGGGCGGCACCTGGTGCGGCAGGGGGGTCCAGCGGGGCTCGGTCAGGGTGCGCGCGTGCATCAGGAGCCGCTCTCCGGCCTGACGTCCCCGCTGCGCACGATCATTCATGGGGCTCAGTATGCTCGACGGATCGTGAGGGTCGGCCCGGCAGAGCCGTGCGCCTCCCGAGCGAAGAGACCTCGTCGCTGTCCGGACAGTGCGGGGTCTCGGGCCTGCCCGGACACACGAAGCCCCCGGTGAGCTGGGCAAGATCCCAGCGCCGGGGGTTGTGTGGGTGGGAGGATTCCACCTCCACTGGATCGCGGCCCTCGGGTTCAAGGCGAAGATCCAGGTCAACCGTTAGCCTGCGAAGGCACAGATTCCGAGGCGCTACCCTCGTCCCGCCGGGGTGGATCACCGTTGGCCAGCCACCCGGGCGGTTGTCTTCCGCCGGTCGCACGTTCGGCCGCCGTTCCGCATAGCAGCCTTCCGTCACGCCCCGAGCGAGTGCCCCCGCTCGTTGGGGCGAGGTTAGCAGTGCCGGTCTGGTCAATTCAACCGGGACACGGCGCAGCCCCGGAGCGTGGACTTCCCCGGGGCTGCGGAGTGAGCACGGCCAGACTACGCCGCTCGGGTCGGCAGACGCAGCTCCTGACCGGGGTAGATCAGGTCCGGGTCACTGATCTTGTCCCGGTTGAGCGCGTACAGGGTGCGCCAGGTGGTGCCGTAGCGTCGGGCGATCTTGCTCAGCCACTCACCGTGGACCACGGTGTGCGTACCCGAGGCGGCCGGAACCGCCGGTGCGCTCTCCACCCGGGGCGAGACGGGCACAGATTCCCCTCTCCCGGCCGAACTCGCCGCCGTCGACCCGGCGGGCCGCACCACTCCCGCGATCGTCCCTCCGGCCCGGTGAAGCACGCTGTAGCCCACTCCTCCGTTCGGGTGGTGGCTCGCGGTGTCCACGGTCTTGCCGTGGCCGACGTACAGCGCCACGTGATCAGCGAAGGAGCTGAAGGAGTAGATCACCAGGTCGCCAGGACGGATCGAGGAGAGGGACACCCGAGGGAGACCGTGAAGCTGTCCCGCCGCCGTCCGGGGGATGTGCACTCCCGCCGCCAGCCAGGCCTGGGAGGTCAGGCCGGAGCAGTCGAAGTGGACCGGTCCGTTCCCTCCCCACAGGTACGAGGCCGTGCTGATCTTGCTGATCGCATACGCGACTGCTACTGACGCTCGGGCCGGGCTCGGGGCTGCCGGAGCCGACCGGGGCGCTGCTGGAGCCGCTTGCCGCTGGAGCTGGGGTGCTGCTTGTCCCCGGGCCAGTCCCGCCCGGGGACCGCACACCGGCCACGCTCCCGGACCCTGTGCTGCCAGGACTCGCTCCGCCACTCGGATCTGCTGTTCCCGGGTCGCGTGATCCGCCCGGTCGGGGTAGCCCGGCAGCCGGTACGCCAGCCACGTCGACCGGGTGAACTGAAGGCCCCCGTAGAACCCGTTGCCCGTGTTGATCGTCCAGTTCCCGCTCGACTCGCAGTCCGCCACCTTGTCCCAGGTGGTGGTTGTCGCTGCCGAGGCTGGACTGCCGCCGCCCACGGTGAGGGCGACGGCTACTGTGCTCACCCCCGTAGCGCCCGCCAGGAGGGCGCGTGCTCGGTTGGGCTTCTTGTGCGCGGCCATACGACCACCTCCGGCCCCGAACCGTAACGGAGGTTCAGCGATCAACCAAGAATCAGACGTCGTACCCCTGGCGTCGGGCCTCGTCGACGGCGGCCTCACGGCGCTCCCCGTGACCGTGGTGGAGGACGTCGAGCTTCTGGTAGATCCCGGCCAGGCGGGCCGAGATGGCGGCGGAGGTCTTGCCGCCGAGGACGATCCCGGCCTCCCGCAGGGACGCGCCCTCGGCCAGCACGCGGAGCGTGCGCACCTCCAGGTCGGTGAGCTTCTGCTCACGCCGGACGGGGATCTTCTCCGGCAGGGGGATCGGGGACACCGGCCGCAGGTAGCCGAGGCGCCGTCCGGTGTCGATGGCGGCCTGGTACTTGGACTGCTGGGGGAGGTGGGCTACGTCGAGCTTGCGGTAGAGGTTGCGGCGGACCTCGTCGAGAGTGCGCCGGGCGCAGCCCCACCGCTCCAGCACCTGGGCGAAGCTGCGGCCGGAGTCGTACGCGCGCAGCAGCCGCAGCTCGGCCTCGGTGAGGGTGACCTTCTTGAGGGTCGGGCCGTTGTGCCGCTCCGCGTACTCGGCGAACGCCCGTCGGCACGCCCGGCAGGGGTCGAGGTCACCCCGGCCCTGGTGGGCGCGGTAGCCCTCCAGGGTGCCGCACTCGCAGTGGTCACCGATCAGGTCCTGCTGGCAGGCGAGGAAGACGGCGTGCTCCATGGTGCGGGCACGGAGCTTGTCCTTGATGCGGGTGGCGGTGCTGGGGCTGGAGCCGCAGTTCATGAGCGGCCAGATCTGCCGGGGGGTGTAGCCCTGGCTCAGGAACCAGAGGTAGCGGTGTTCCCGTGGCGTGAGCAGTACGGTCATCGGATGGTCCTTGGGCGGGAATTGGAAGATGCCCCCGGGCCTCTTGCCCCCGAGGGCATCTGTTGTGGTCACCGACCTCCGCAAGGTCATCGCCTCCTGCGGCCCGGGACACTGGTGAGTATTTACCTAAACCGGTGTCCGGCCAAACATGGAGGTCACGTCTCTGCCGCCTGGGACAGTTCGGCCATGAAGAGCTGCGCGTTCTCGGCCATGAGCCGGAGGTGCTCGCGGTAGATGCGCAGCATCTCGGCCGCCTCCTCGGGGCTGTACCCGGCCACGCGCAGGCGGTTGGTCTGGAGGTCGAACTCGAAGTCCCGGAACGGCTCCAGGTCGACCTGCTCCCTCTCGGCGGTGATCTCCTCGTACTGCGGCTCGGACAGGACGATCGGGTCGCCCATGGTCCGGGGCAGGACCGGGTCCCGCTCGGTCTCGGACGGGTAGTGGAACCCGGGCACTTCGCTCATGGTCTGCCTTCCTCGGTCATACATCGGTTGACATGCTTATACGGGTCCGGAGCGTAACAACTGGCCCTGGTTACCGGTCCGTAGAGTAGCGAGGGGACGAGGTTCCCTTCTCAGGAGGGAACTTGAGCCCGGTGGTACGCCTGGGCCACCCACTCCGAGTTCGCAGTCACCCAGGTCAGGGAGTGGTTTTACTAAATCAGACATTCCGGGCTGCGGGGAGCTGGTATAGGTATACCGCAGACGAAGGCCCTGGACGGGGCATGGGTGACCGTCCAGGGCCTGTTGACTCCCGGTCTATTCCACGATCTCCGCGTCCGTAATCCCGTCGTCGCCCGGCCCAGCCTCCAGGGCGCGCAGGTGCGCACCGGCGGCCTCCAGCACGCGCTGCCGTACGGCGGGCTCCAGCTCGGGCACGGCACTGAATCCGGCGAGGATCGCCTCGACCACGTCCGTGGCCTCCTCCTCGACCCGGCGGCCGAGCGCGACATCGATCTTCTCCCGGGCGTTGGTGCCCTCCAGCTTGGCCTGCTGCTCCTCCAGGGCACGGAGCTGAGCGAGCGCCGCGAGCACGGGACCGTGGTCCCGGAGAGGGCGGCCCTCCTTGTCCTTGACGATCTCGCCCTGGTAGAGCACGTAGTGCTCCGCCACGATGACCGCGTACAGCCGACGGCGGACCTCGTTGAGGCGCAGGGTCGCGGCGGTGAGCTTCTCCTCGATGCCCTGGTCCACGCGCTTGCGGTAGACCTTGAGCGCTCGGGTGATGTCGACGCTCACCTGAGCGGTGCGCTGCTCCAGGGAGAGGCCCGGCGCGTAGTCAGCCTCCATCTGCTCGGCGACCATGCGGTGCGTGAGACCCCGGTTGGCCAGAGAGATGGCCTTCCACCTGCGGGCTTCTACCCGGGCATGATCGGCGGAGTCGTACGGAGTGACCATGATCCTAACCTCCCAGGAACGCTAACGGCCCGCGCCCTTGAACTTCTCGCGGTGATCCTGGGCCCTTTTGATCTCCTCTGCCTCGCTCGCGCAGCGGGTCATGTTGGTGCGCATGTAGCTCACCACGCTGATCCGCTCGGCCCCGCACTCCTCGCAGTACCGGGTGACCTTACGGCCGCAGGCGCAGGTGATGGCCGTGTTGGCGTGCCACTGGTGCGCGTCCATCAGGATCAGGTCGTTGTCCTGCATGTCGACCCCGATGCGGAACTCGGGGAAGAGGAAGGTGCCCCCGGTGTAGCTGCCCCGGCGCAGGGTGAAGATCGTGCTCAGGCCCTTGTCGAGGTCGCCTTTGTCGGTGTGCATGCCGGTCGGGTAGGTGTTGTTGACCGTGATGGTGGTGAACGGGGTGCCGGGTACGACCCAGTCCGGGTGCGTCTGCTCGATCTCCTCCATCTGCGCGTCGTACCGCTCCGGCACGTGGGTGTGGAGCTGGTCGCCCACCCGCTTAAGGGCGGGCTGGAGCGCCTTCCAGCTCGGCAGGTTCGCGCCGGTCCAGGAGGTCAGGCGGCAGTACTTGTACGTGCTGATGGGGTCGATGGCCCCGATGATGTTGCTACTGACGTGCATGTAGTACTGCCGCTTCTGCGCTCCGGCGCGCACAGCGGTCGACCCGGACGCCGCGCCCCGGGCGTTGGTCATCTGGCTGCGCAGGCCGTGGAGGATCTGGTACTGCTCCTCGGTGACGAAGCCCTTCATCGCCCCCGGCAGGTAGACGCACAGCAGCTTGCCGTTGGGCTGGAGGACGCGGGTCGGCCCGGTCATGAGAACGTTGAAGCTGTCCGGGCCGAGCACCTTGCCGACCTTGAGGTCCAGCTCTGCCTGGGGGACCCGGGTGCGGGCACGGATGCTGATCATGAAGCCTCCGTCCAGGAGGAGAGCCTGTTCCAGACCCGGACACCCAGCGCGTCGAGGCGGGACGGCGGCAACTCTTCGGGGAGCTTCCACACCCCGGTGCTCAGCCACCACCCGACGCTGCGCAGCCCCGACCACACGGCCAGCAGCCCGAACGGCAGGAACACCGCCGGGGACAGCAGCACGAACACGGCTCGTCGAATCATGCCGCTGATTCTCTCAGGTCGATGAGAGGGAAGCGGTCCCGGATGCTGTCGGCCAGCTCGGCCGGGGTGGCCTCGGTGGCGTCGAGGTCGAGGTAGGTGCGGAAGCCGGTGCGGTGCTCCGAGGTCTGGGTGAGGAACCAGTCGGCCAGCCGGTCGGACCGCGTGGCCGCGCCCTTGCGCCAGCTCGGGTTCTGCTTGGCTCCCCGGCCCTGCCAGCGCGCGGTGAGGAGCTCCTCGTCTGCCGTCAGGCGCACGAGCGTGACTGCGACGCCCGCCCGTGCCAGCTCGCCCAGAAACGGCCGCGTAGCCAGCCGTGAGCCCTCTCCGAGGGCGAACGGGGCGAGCACCGTGGACAGGAAGGCGAGCGCGCGGGGCGAGATGTCCATGGCGAGGGTGTCGGTGCCGGGGAACTGCTCCCGGGGCACGCCCAGCTCCAGCCCGAGCATCCGGCGCGTGCTGGGGTGCAGCAGCCGGGTGTGCGGCACGGGGACCGAGCGCATCACCTCCTTGTCCCAGCCGGAGGTCAGCTCCCGGGCGACGGTGGACTTGCCGACGCCCGGCGGGCCCACGAGGTAGAGCAGGTTGTTGATCATCAGTTCACCGGTCCCAGCAGTACGACCCGGGTGTCCCCGGGGTCCGCCTCATAGTCCGGGTCCGTGGTGTCGCGCACTTCACCGGACCAGGTGCTCTCAGGCTCGTAGACATGGATCGCGTCCACCGAGCTGAGCGGCGAGTAGCTGTTGCCCTCCGCGTCCTTGCTCAGGATGACGGGGGTGTCATCGGGTACAGCGGAGAGTTGCGCACGCAGATCCCCTGCCGTGACGACGTAGCGCTTCCAATCCTCAGTCACCGTGACACGTCCCCGGTCCTCATGCGCTGAGCGCGCTGCGCCTGGTACAGCCGGTAGAGGTCGCCGGGCGTGACGTCCCCGGGCCAGCGGCCGTCCTCGAACAGGTGCCAGCCGCCCTCGGCCGCCGCAGTGTCGGCGAGCTGGGAGCAGATCATGTGGCCGGAGCTGCGGACGAACTTCTTGAGGTGGGGCGCGGGGATGTGCAGCCGGTGCGCGGCGAGCGCGAAGTAGTCGGCCACGGAGTACGGCACGCCCACGAACCCCCGGGCCGAGGCAGCGACCGCCTCCCGGTACCGGTCGGGGCAGCGCAGGTAGACCGTGTGCTCCGGGTCGTGCCAGTTACGCACGTGCTGCGCCCCGCCGGGCATCGCCTCCACGATCATCTTGTCCTGGAACTTGCTGCTGGACTCGGACACGACGAAGGCGTGTTCATAGTCGGCGAAGCCGTCCCCGTTGAGCCACTGGCCGAGGCGGATGAACCGCCCCCAGCCAGTGATGACGGTGAGCCCGATGTCCCCGGGCTGCGGAAGGTAGGTCATCGCTGCGCCTTGGTCGGACTGAGGTTCACCACTGGACTCTCCTTCGGGCCTGCGGCCAGTACGCGCCGCAACGCCTCGGTGTACGGGATCTCTTCGCGCTTCTGGAGTTCGCGTGCGAGGCGCTTGACCTTGGTTCCGTGGGTGCCTGCTTTCGTCATGAGCGCTGCGCCTTCCGGGCTGCCTTGCGGATGCGGCGGTCCTGCGCCGGGGTCAGGCGCTGGTCGGTGCCGTTGGTCCGGGCGTAGACGGCTGCCCGGCGCTCCGGCGACATCGGTACGAGGGTCTTCTGCTTGGTCATCACTGACTCTCCAGGATCTTCATCGGGCAGTTATGGCGGTGGCCCTCGGCCGGGGTCGGCCAGCGGGGGCAACGGCACTCGATCACTTGAGCGGCCCTCCTACGATCCAGAGACAAGTGGTGCCGTCCCTGCGCACCCACCAGTCGGGTGCCTTCTCGTCCAGGTAGCGGACGACCTTGCCCTCGTAGGTCGGGTGGAGCACGATGCCATCGGCCTGGCCAGGCATCTTGTCCGAGTACTGGGCGTAGCCGGTGCCGTGCAGATCGAGGTGACGGAACACCGGCAGGCTCACGCCCATGAAGTCGAAGCGGTCGCGCAGCCAGCGGCGCCGGTCGGGCCCGATGCCGACGAGCACGACACGTTCCAGGGCCGGGGGACGGTGCTGGTTCAGGCCCATGAGCACCCCGGCGGCCGTGTTGCCCGAGCCGAACGGGATGACCAACGTCTTGATCTGCTCGGGCAGGTTGGCGACCTGGTCTGCGGCGATCTGGTGGAAGGCGCGCAGCTCCCGGGCCGAGGCGTCCTCGGGGGTGGTGATGCCGTACTGGAGCCAGTAGGCCTGCGGGTCCAGCTCATGCAGGTCCCGGGCGCGCCGCTGGAGCGCCGGGTTGTACCCCACCCGGATGAAGTCGAAGGTGGCGCCGTGGTCGATGGCGACCTGGACGGCGGTGTGCTTGCGCCAGGAGCCGGGGCCGACCCCTCCGAGCACGACCGTGCAGCGCATGCCGTACCGGCGCGCGAGCACCGAGGCCATGGCGTTCTGCGGGCTCAGGACCGAGGCGGCGGAGATGACGCGGGTCTTGCCCGCTGCGGCGCCCTGCCGGATCAGGTGGTCGCAGGCGCGGAGCTTGGCGCCGTTGACTCCGGCGGGGAGGGCGCAGAGGTCCTCGCGCTTGTACCAGCGGCCGTCGCGCTCCTGCACCGGGCTCATCCAGTGCCTCAGATCCACGGACGGCCCCGGTTTCCGAACTCGTGGAGCGCCACCTTCTGCTCGAAGTCGTTCCGGAAGCATGACCAGTCCTCCGTCATGTTGATGACCTGGCCCGTCTGGAGGTACCAGTTCTGCTTGACCGGGCTCAGGCCCGGGTCGTACGTCTGCTTCTCCAGCAGCAGGCGCTCCGGCAGGGACGCGGCCCGTGCCTCCCAGATGAGACCGAACCGGTAGCCGAACCTGTTCTCCGCCCCCACCAGCCGGTTGTACAGCATGTCGTTGTAGACGCCGGGGTAGCGGCGGTTGGGCTTGTGCCAGCTCTTGTACGTGCAGAGAGCGGACTCCAGGGAGAGCAGGTCGGCCCCGGCCCCGATGCGCTGCTGCGCCACGGAGAACAGACTGTGCGCCTCCTCGCCCAGGTACTCCAGCACGTCCCGGTCGTAGACCGCGTCCGTGATGCCGGGCCGACCGAGCTGCTTGTCCACGATCAGGTGGTCGTGCCCGAGCACGAGTGCGAGCCCGTTGCGGTGCGACCGGCTGCCCTGGATGTCCTCGACCATCAGCGTGTCGGCGTCGGGCACGACAGCCGGGCCGAGCAGGATGCGCAGGTACTCCAGGTACGACCACGTGCTCAGACGGCCCATGGTCGGCAGAGCGAACGCCCGCTCCCACCAGCCGGTCCAGTCGCCCCCGGCCGAGCGGAAGTACCGGTGCTGCGGCATGGAGCAGGAGCAGTCCGTGGCCGAGGCATAGCCGGTGAGCGCGTCCTCGAAGCGGGCCTTGTGGTACCGGCGGTCGGTGTCCCAGTCGAGCGAGCGGTAGTTGGCGCGCCAGAAGTCGACGGCCGCCTTCCAGTCCCGGGGCCGGGGGGCGGCCTGGAGGAGCAGGAGGGAGGTGACAGGGTTCTGGGTGTTGGCGTTGAGCCAGGCCAGCCAGTAACGGCTCTCTGTGTCCAGCTCCAGGGCCTCGGCCACGTACGGGAGCACGTAGTGCACCCCGCCGGGGAAGCTGTTGTACTTCACGCTCCACTCGTAGAAGCGCAGGAAGACCTCCTGACGCAGCTCGATGCGCCGGAAGTCCATGCCCTCGGTCAGCTCGATCACTCGGGGTCCTGGGGGTCGAACACGACCTCGGCCGCGCTCATCAGCTCGTCCGGCCGAGGTGCCTCGGCCCGGTTGTCCCCGGCGTGGACCGCTACCCCGAGCGCCACCCGTGCCGCCTTGAGCAGCACTTCGCCCTGTGGTGCCGCGCCCCAGGTCTCACGCAGCTTCATGATCAGACGTCCCAGCTCGTCGGCCTGTGCCACCGGCAGGGGGATGAAGATGTCCCGGATACCCCGGGACTCCATGGTCTTGCTGTCGTCCCCGCCGTGGGAGCGGACCCGGGCCTGGCGCTCCTCGGCGTCGTCGTTGAACTCGGCGACCTCCGGCTCGGCGACCTCGGTGAACTCCTCCTCCTCGAACCGGGCGACCAGCGTGTCGACCTCTTCCTCGTCGTAGCCGGTGCCCTCCAGCCCGTCCAGCATGCCGAGCAGCTCGGCGCGCGCCCGGTCGTCGTAGGTGGCCTCGTCGTTGGCCTTGTTGTCGACCAGGTTGACCCGGAGCGCGGTCTGATCATCGCACTCGACCACCTCGCAGCGGGCCCGGTCGTCGCCGCGCTCCTCCAGGGCCTGCATGGTGTTGTTGCCCGCGAGCACGATCAGCTCACCACCCGTGTCCCGCACGATCAGGGAGCGGTACTGGCCGTTGGCCTCCAGGGACTCCAGGAGCTTCTTCCGGTTGCCCCGCCGGGCGTTGCCCGGGAACAGGGTCAGCTCACTGAGCGGGATCATCCTGGTCTCGATGTACTCCGTGGTCATGCTGTTCCTCTCGTCCGGCCTCGGGACAGATGATGACACGCTGCACCGGTCACCGTCCGGGTCCGCCCCAGTGGCAGCCGCCCTCGTCGGCGTGCCAGCACATGGTGGTGCCGGTGCAGCGGCAGCAGATGCACGGGCGCAGCATCATCGGGACACGTCCGACTTTTCCCTGGATGGTGGGGATCAGCACCTGGGGAGGAGCCGAGGCCTGCTGGTTCATGCGCCGGAGATACCCCCGCAGAAGGACACCGAACTCCGTCCGGCTGATGCGGTCGGGGTCGATGCCCAGCTTGTCCCAGAGCCAGTCAGCGGGCTGGACCACAGGAGCGGAATGGACGCGGCCGGTGGTCCAGGTCGAGCCGTCCCGGGCGAAGTGCTCGGAGTGGGTAATGCGGGCCAGCACGCCGCACAGCGCCCCGGAAGGTCCGGCCTCGGGACAGAACGGGTCAGTCATCCGGGTCCTCCACGCTCAGGAACTGGCGCCAGTGGGTGGTGTTGCGGTCCATCTCGTCCAGGCTCGTCACCTCGGCCAGCATGATCACGTCGTGGAACAGGTACCACTTGCCACGGCTCGGGTTGTAGACCGCCAGGGTCTCCTCGTCCGGGCTGATACGGAACTCCCAGTCGTCCGGCGCACCGTCGCCGACGTACTCCCACGGCTGCGCCACGGCCGCGCGCAGGATCTTGCGGATGAGTCCGGCCATGATCGTCCTTCCTTGGTCCATGTTCGGGGCCGTATACCTACTCGGTTACCGTCCGTACGATTTACCTAAACCTACCGGTCCGTAGCGTAGCGGAGTCCGGAGGTTCCCTTCTGAGGAGCGAACCCGGACCCGGTGGTGGCCTCGTACCACCCGGCCCGAGTTCGCAGTGTGGCTGGTCAGCGTGGGTGTCCGGAGCGTTACCCCGGCCGGTGCCGTATGACCATACGGTCACGGATGCGCCGCCCGGAGCAGCGCGCCCCCGTTCTCGGTGCGCATCCGGATCATCTCCCGGGCCTCCTCCCAGGTCACTCCCGAGATCCAGCAGGGCGACTGGGTCGGCCCGTGCAGGGGGATGCGATGGAGGGAGGTCGCCTCCCCGGACCACACCCACATCTCCATCCCGCACTCGGGGCAGATGCGCGACACCACGTCGCCCCGGATCCCGGTCACGGGTGCGCCGCCAGGTGCCGCCCCTCGGCCCGCATGTCCGCCACGGCCTGAGCGAAGTCCGGGGTCAGGGCCGAGCCGAGGCACAGTCCCTGGTACTGCCCGGCGTGCGTGACCTGGTACCGGCGGTCGGTGAAGCGGCTCGGGGTGTGCCCGGCCAGGATCACGCCCTTGATCCCGAAGTGGTCCTTGTCGTAGACCGTTATCACATACCCTTTGCACAAAGGGCACTTGGCACGATGCATGGTCAGTTTCCTTTCCTTGGTCGGTGATTCAGGGGTGAGCCCGGAGCCGGAGCGCGGCCAGCTCCCGGGCGGCTTCCAGGGTCTTGCCACTGCCCGAGCAGGTGACCAGGGACTCGGTCAGGTGGCCGGGCAGCATGGTCTCGTCCCTCCAGACGACCAGGTACAGCGGCGCCCGGCACAGCGGGCACAGCAGCGTGGTGACCTCGGCGAGGGTCCTCTGACCCCACCAGCGCTCAGTCCTTGACATAGCAACCGTCCCAACTGTGTGCGGCCTTGCTGGCCCCGGTCGTGATCGGCACCGGGTGCAGCGTGCTCACCTCGGCCAGGTCGAACGTCAGGGCGGCGGTCACGGTGGTGATGCACTCCTCCACCCGGTCCTCCGGAACGTTGAAGATCACTTCGTCATGCACCACGCCGCGCATCCACGGCACGTACTCGTCCGGCAGCCGCAGCAGCCCCTCGACCAGGATGTCCCTCGCCGTTCCCTGGCCCATCAGGGCCGGTGCCTGGGTGTAGGCCCGGCGGGGGTCCACCCGCATCAGGCGCCCGAAGCCGTTGTCCAGCAGCTCCCCGGACTCGCCCCGGCTGCGCACCTCGCTGCGCCAGGAGCACAGGGCCGGGTAGCTCTCGTTCATACCGGCGTCGAACCGCTCCGCCAGCGACCGCTCGATGCCCTGGTTCACGAGCCCGTTCACGCTCAGGCCGTAGTTCCAGCCGTGACCGGAGGCCTTGGCCCGGTCGCGCCATTCGCCGTCGGCCCGTCCGAACACCATCGTGGCGATCATGGAGTGCGGGTCCTCGCCCCGGATGAACATGCCCGCGTACTCGGGGTCGCCGCAGTGTCCGGCGAACGCCCGCATGTCCACCTGGTCGAGGTCGAAGGCGATCAGCACGCAGCCGTCGTCGGCGATGAACGGCGCCCGCTGGATCACCTTGCCGCCGCGCTTGCCGAGGTTGGTCACGCTCGGCTTCACCATCGCCCACCGGCCCGAGCCCTGGGTCTCGCCGACGTGGCCGTGCACCCGGTCGCCGGTCAGGTGGTCCATGATCTCCTGGTACTTGGCCACGGCGGTGGTGACGGTCCGGATATGACCGGCCATCTCGTCGATCGCGTTCCAGTCGGCGTCCGGGGTGCGCTCCTTCCGCAGCGGGTTCAGCAGGCCGGGCAGAACCTGGCCACTGGCGCCCTTGCCGACCATGTAGCTCCCCACGCCCATGGCGTCCTTGTTGAGCGCGAGCACGCCGCTCTCCGTGGTGAGCACGTACGGCAGGCCCCGGTCCCTGAACGCCCGCTCCAGCGCCTCACGTCCGGCGTTCGAGCCGAGGGGGCTCTTGCGCGCCTCCTCGTAGAACTCCTTCCTGGAGCCGCGTCCACGGCTCTTGGTCTCGGTCAGGGGGACGCCCGCGTTCTCGGCCAGCCACTGGAGGCTGGCCTGCTTCTTCTCCGCCTCCTCGGCCACCCGGGCCCGCAGCAGGGGTACGTCGATCTTCCAGCCGGACAGCGTCATCCGGTTCTGGATCCAGGCGACCTTCATCTCCCGGCGCCGGTAGTCCATACGCTCGGGGTGCTCGGCCTGCTGCTTGCGGTACAGGCGGCCGGTGGCCCCAAGGTCACCGGACAGGTACGACCGGTAACGCTCGTTGTCCGGCGGGATCTTCTCGTACCCGTCCTCCTCCCGTGCCTTGCCCGCCAGGGACGGGTCACCGTACTCCCTCGCCAGCTCGGGCAGGTGGTCGGTCTTGCCGGGCTCGCCCCGGCGCACCAGGGCGTCGTTCAGCCCGTAGTAGCCCTTCTGGTTCCAGGGGGCGAGGTACTGCCCGCCCGAGGGGTCGCAGGTCGCCTCGTCCACGTAGGAGTCCCAGGCCTTCTTCGCCAGCCGGTCGTAGTCGGCCCCGTGGTGCCACGCCAGTGCCATCAGGTCGAACCGGAAGATGTTGTGGCCGTAGATCATCGGGGCCCGCTCCAGCAGTTCGATCAGCTCGGCCGGGTCGTTGGTGATCACCTCCTGTCCGTTCTCGTCCACGAGTCCGTTCAGCCGGGCGTACGGCGCACCTGGCTGACTACGGAACGTGAACAGTTTCTTGGACGAGGGGGCCTCGATGTCCCAGCCGACCGGTCCGGCCAGGACGGGGAGCGCAGGCCGGGAGACGGCGGGAGAGGGGGCCTCCGGGGCCGCCTGGACGGGCGCGAACGGGTCGGTCCCGTAGTCGGTTTCCTTGGTCATCGGGTCCTCGTTTTTCGGTGTACAACTGTTACCGGTTACGGGAGTTACACCTTGAGAGTTAACGGCTCCCCGCGTAGGAAACTTTTCCGTTATACCTGGAGGTGTAACTCCCGTAACCCGATCATGGTTAGGGCCGCTGAACGGGTCTTTTACCTGCCCATTACTTTCGCCTGATCCGGGCTCTTCAGCCCTCCAGGCCACTCCGAGCCACGCTCGGACCATCCCCTGGTGCGGCCCCCGGCCCCCGAGCGAGCTGAGGTCCCGGGGGTTCTTCATGACCTTGTATTCGACGTTGTTCTGGGCGCACAGGTCATGACCGCCGAACCGGGTGTTGAACGTCTTGTCGCCCCACTCCCGGCCGCCCTTCTCCTTGACCCAGGTGTTGAACACGGTCCGTAGTTCCGTGCCCTGTACGCACGCCTCCAGGTCGAACTGGAGATGGTCGTCGATGAACGCCAGGATCAGGTCCGACTCCTTGCGCCACGCCAGGGTGTCGGCCTCCACCCGCTCCGGCAGGTGGGGCATGATCTTCTCCAGCTCGTACCAGCGCCTGGCCCCCTCGGCCGCCCACGCGAGCGCCGCCTCAAGGGCCTGCGGGTCGAGCTTGATACGTTCCCGCAGGGTCGGGTCGCCGAGCCGGTCGTTCGGGCCCCTGAGCTGCCCCCGGTGCTCCCGGAAGGTGTACGGCCACACCACCAGCGCCAGCCGCCTCCAGGTGCCGTGGTCGGTCTCGTCGACCACCGGCCGGTAGTTGGAGTTGATGAACAGGCTGTGCGTGGCCTCGAACGTCACCGGGTCCTGCCGGATACGCCTGCCGGTGATCTCCCGGGTGTCGGCGAGCTTCTTGAGCCGGTTGGTGTCGAGCCTGCGCGCCTCGGGCGTCTCCTCCAGAACCGCGTACCGCGCGCCCATCAGGTCCATGATCTCGGTCGGGTGGTTGTCGCTCGCCCCGCCGAGCATCGCCCGGTCACTCACCTGGACGGCGTACTTGCCGACGCTCATGGCGATGCCGTCGTACACCGTGCTCTTCCCGTTCGCGCCGCCGCCCTGGCACACGAGCACCTTGCCGTCGCTCGTCGTGTGACCGGTGATCGCCTGCCCGATGCGGATCTGGAACCAGTCCACGACCTCCGGCGGCAGGGCCTTCAGTGCCTTGTCCCAGTCCGGGTGCCGGGCGTTCCTGACGAAGTCCGCTCCCGTGATCTTCGTCATCAGGGCGTCGGGGTCGGCCGGGGTCAGTGTCCCCGTGCGCAGGTCGACGATCCCGTTGGGGCAGTTGAGCTTGTCCGGGTCCGCGTCGAAGTCCACCGCCGCGCACTCCAGCGGTCCCCGCGCCAGGCTGACCAGGTTGCTGATCTTGGCCTTGCTCAGGGTGGACCGCCAGCCCTCGATCTGTGCCCCGAGGTCACGGTTGGCGTCGCGCCGCTGCTCGTCCAGCACGAGCTGGAACTGCTCCAGCCCCCACTGCCGTACTGCCTCCACCACGGAGGCGTCGCTCGCCTCCTCCCACAGCTTGCCTGTCCACTGCATCCACCCGAGGCCCTTGGCCCACTTGAAGCGGCCCTCCAGCGTCTCGTTGACCACGGTGTCCGTCAGCATCGCGTCGGTGAACGCGGCGTCCTGCGTACCGGTGGCGAGCTGCCGCACGGCCGCGTCCCGCAGGCCGTCCATCGTCCCGCCCGCGTACAGAAAGTCGTCCACCCCCTTGACCGCGACCCGGGCTCCGCCCTCCCGCTCCACCTCGGGGGGCACGATCAGGTACAGCGGCCGGGCCTGCTTGCTCTCCAGCCAGCGGCCGAGGCGCTGCATCGCGAGCATGACAGTGCGCTTGTCCCGGGTGTCGGCATCGAAGCAGATCACCACGTCACGGCCCTGGAGCGGGACGTCCTCCCAGTCCCCCAGCGTGCCCATCTTGCTGCGCCAGTTGAACACGCCGGTCAGTGTCAGCGCTGCCTTGCCGTGACTGGCCAGGCAGTCCGCCTTCTTGATCCCCTCGGTGATCCAGAGCGGCACGCTCGGGTCCCGCACCAGGTCCGCCACGCCCGGCGGCACGTCCAGCCGGTTCGGGGTGCCGGACTGGCTGGCGTACTTCTGGAGCTTGCCGCCGGGGGCCTCCTGCGGGAGTGCGGGCTTGAACTGGACCCCGATCTCCTCGCCGGTCACCCGGTACATGGGCAGCAGCAGGGCCGGGAACGCCGTCTCGTCCCGCCAGGCCCATCTCGGGACCCGCAGCTCCTTGAGCCGGGCCTTGTCCTCGTCGGTGCCGTACAGGGTCTCGTACCGCCGGGCCGTCTGCACCTCGGCCGAGATGCAGCTCTCCTCCAGCTCACGCTGGTGGAAGTCGTACAGCTCCGGAGGTGCCTCTACTGTGGTCACGGTTCGCTCCTCCACCCTGTCCGGTGCATACAGCTCAGGTAGTGCCAACCGTTCTCATCCACCGCACCGTTGTCCCGGCTCCACTTCCAGCAGGCATGGCACCAGACACAGTCACAGCCCGTACCTTCGCCATGCCTGCACGGGTGATTCGGGGCGATCGAGAGCACCTCGTCCTTGTCAGGAAAGTGCTCGGGAACAGAGATCGTCAGCCCCGCTCCGGTGAAGGGGTCTGTCTCCAGACCGCTCACAGAAGCCCCCGGTCCGACCACGGTGAGCAGTCGCTCACTCCAGTCCATCGTCTGTCTCCCTACTTCCTGCGACTGCGGCGCCGGGGCCCACGTCCCGGCTTGTGCTTCAGCCCGTCTGTGCCGTCGAACCGGGCCTCCGAGGCCCTGTCCCATGCCTGCTCGTACGCCGTGCCCTGCCACAGCCTGTGCACGTCGGCCACCTGGCCGTCCGGCAGCCACACCCGGCACGAGTGCGCGCTCTCGCACCGGTCGCCCCGCCGGTGCATCCCCCGGACGGTGAAGAGCATCATGCCCGACCGGGCAGCCAGCTCCGCCCAGCGCGGATCGTCCTCCGTGTCGACCGGCGGCTTCACCTCCAGCCAGACCTGGACCCCGTTCGGTCCCTTGACCCGGAAGTCGCACAGGTACCGGCCCGCGTCGAGCTGCGCGCCCTCGGGCTCGTACTCCCAGTCGAACCCCGCCTCGGTCAGGAAGATCGCCCAGCGTGCCTCCAGCCGGGACCGGAACCGGCAGCCGTACGCCCGGGTCTCGATCGCCGGGATGCGGGGATTGGTCATGACTGGGCCGCCTGTCGTGCCCGCTCCTGGTTCCAGGTCACCGTGCAGCCGGGGAACGCAGCGCACGTGTCCTCGCCCCTGACCGGCAGCTTGAACTCGTGCGTGTGGTCGGCCACGGTCGGCCGCAGCGTGATCTCCGACCAGACGATGTACGGCGAGTCGTCCTGGTCGAACAGCGCCGAGGCGAACCACTCGGCCAGCCGCTGGGGCATCTCCTGGTCGCCGAAGTAGGTGTCGGCCCCGGGGACGTCGTTCTCGTTGGTCCGGACGGTCATCCGGATCTGGTACTCCCTCACGACCCGGCTCCGGTCACCGGCACCGGCTGCGGGGTGCAGTGCTTGATGATGTCCTCGCGGTCGACCCAGACGCGGCCCGAGCCGTCCCGGTACTTCTGGACCTTGACCGCCGGGTCGTCCATCCAGCGGCGGATGGTGCCCTGGCTCACCGGGGTGCGGCGGATCTCCCCGGCCAGCCGGGCCGCCCCCGCCACGGTGATGAAGTCGTCTTCCTTCGGCATGCTCGCCTCCTCAGCGATAATCATGGTTACCCGGGCATACCCGGATGTGTGCATCGGCACACGTAAGGGTACGCTGCGGGTACAGACCACCGATCCCGGAAGAAGGAGCACCCCATGCCCCAGTCCGAGGGGTACCTGAACCCGTACCTCAACCTGCTCAGGGCCGCGTTGACCGGCGGGGAGACCGAGGTCCGTCAGGCCCTGGCCGCCCTGAGCGAGAAGCAGATCGCCCGGCTGCGCAACGTAGCGCTCCAGCTCGTCAGCCTGACCGAGGACCGGCGTGGGTCGTGGTCGCTGTGACCGGCGAGGACGCCGTCTATGCCGGGTGGCTCAACCTGCTCGGCTCGGACGAGATCGAGGACCACGACCCGGACATCGCCGTCGACCTGCACCGGATGCACGACACGGCCGAGGCCAGTCACACGATCGACGGCATCCGGCCGCACCTGCCGATGACCCCGGAGCAGGCGGCCCTCCAGGAGCGCATGTACCGGGAGATCGAGATCAGCCCCGAGGTGATCGAGGAACTGCGGAGGTACGGATCGTGAAGACCATGAAGACCCGTCAGTGCCCCGTCACCCCGGACGTCTGTGAGCCGATCACGGGCTGGGACGCGTTCATCAGGCACATCTATGTGAACCACACCGATCCGTCCCGGACGGATCCGGAGCGCCTGTTCGAGGCGGACCGGCTGCTCAAGCGCGACCCGGCCCCGTCGGCCGTCGTCCCCAAGGTCACCGCTTTCGACGAGACGAACGCCTTGTGGGCGGTCATGAACAGTGACCCCGACCGGGCCCGGGGGATCATCGCGTCCATGACCTACACCGAGCGCGCGGTGTTCGAGATGCACCTGAGCGCGCTCACGGACCTGATCGGGGGCCTGACGTGAAACAGCGCATCCGCATCCACGTCTTCCCCTCCGGCGGGCTGTCCCTGTGGCAGGCCTGGCGCCTGTACCGGGCCGCGCTCCGGCTCCGCCGGGCGATCGAGTACCGGGGCTACGAGGCGGTCGCCGAGATCCTCCAGAGGCTGGCCGAGGAACCGGGGTCCGACGTCGTCGTGCGTACGGAGGACATGGACCATGGCTGACTGGCTGATCCATTACGGAAGCTGGTGCCTGGCGCCGTTCGGCCTGCTCGGCATGTACGTGGTCGGCCTCAAGAAGCGCTGGGGGTGGGTCCTGTCCATGACCACTCAGGCGCTGTGGGCCTTCTACGCCATCGGCACGCTCCAGTTCGGCTTCCTGATCGGGACCGTGTCGTACTTCGCCGTCTACCTCAAGAACTGGCTCGGCTGGGGCCGGGTGCCCGAGCCGCCTGTGGTGGAGCTGCTGCGGGACCTGAACCGGCTGGAGCTGGAGAAGGACCGGGACGGCAACGCGGAGCAGCCCTGGTGGTACATGAGGGACGCTGTTGCCCAGGCGCTCGGGGTCACCTTCGTCGATGAGCTGCCCGAGGAGGAATGGACATGATCTTCCGGCACACCTGCCTGGACGGTGAGGACCGTCTCGGCCTGGAGACCGACTGCCCCAAGTGCCGTGCCCTGCTCCTGGAGGCGTTCCGGGCCCCGGCAGATCTTCCTGTCCGGCCCGACCCCCTCCAGCAGGCCATGGACCGGCACCCCTCGGGACGCCTGCCGCACCTGTCCGTCCCGGCCGACTCGGCCCGTACGATCGACCTCCACCCCTTCACCGAGGAGCAGCAGAACCCCCGGCACATCACCGAGCACGGCACGGACCCCGACCCGGACCAGCCGGGCGGGGACTGGTTCGTGCGCTGCTCCTGCGGCTGGTTCGAGTCCGGGCACTACGCCCGGGACGGCGTGGGTGAGCGGACAGCGAACCGGCTAGCTGCTTTGAAGGCAGGCAACCACCGGCGTGCTCCCGAGTCAGGAGACGAGCAGTGACCACCACCGCACCCAAGGACATGCTCCGGCTGCGGCCCTACCAGGAGCAGGCGATCACGGCCGTGTTCTCCTCCTGGACCGAGGGCATGCAGCGCCCGGCGGTCGTGCTGCCCACCGGCTCGGGCAAGACGGTCGTCTTCAGCCACCTGGCGAGTCAGTACATGGAGTGGACCCGGTCCGTGGTCGACGGCCGCCGGATCAAGGGCGGCCGGGTGGTCATCCTGGTGCACCGGGACGAACTGGCCGACCAGACCCTCGCCAAGCTCCGCGTCATCGCCCCGCACCTGTCCCTCGGCAAGGTCAAGGCGGCCGACAACGACCTGTTCGCCGACGTGATGGTGTGCTCGGTGCAGACCCTGGCGCGGGAGAAGCGCGCTCAGGAGCTGCTGGACGCGCAGTCGTACGCCGGGGCCATCGGGCTCACGATCGTCGACGAGTGCCATCACGCCGTGGCGGTCAGCTACCGGAACATCATGGCGGCGCTGGGCTGCTACAGCGGCGCGCCCAACCGGCACGCGGTCGGCTTCACGGCCACGCTCGCCCGGGGCGACGGACGCGGTCTTGGCGGTGTGTGGGAGGACGTCGTCTTCACCCGCTCGATCCTCAAGATGATCGCCGACGGGTACCTGGTCGACGTCCGGGCCCGGCAGATCGAGATGGCCGACCTGGACCTGAAGTCGGTCAAGCGCTCCGGCGGGGACTACCAGGCCAAGTCCCTCGGCGAGGCCATGCAGGCGGCAGGGGCGCCGGAGATCATCCGGCAGGTGCTCCAGACGCAGGCGCGCGACCGGCGCTCGGTGCTGGTGTTCGTGCCGACGGTGGCGATGGCGCACGAGACGGCCGACCACCTGGTGCACTCGGGAGTCCCTACAGAGGTCGTGGCTGGGCACACCCCGAGGGAGGAGCGGCTGCACACCTACGAGCAGTTCCGCACCGGCCGGGTCCGGGTGATTGTCAACTGCATGGTGCTGACCGAGGGGGCCGACTTCCCGTTCGCGGACTGCGCGGTCATCGCCCGGCCGACCTCGAACCAGGCCCTGTTCGTCCAGATGGTCGGGCGGGTGCTGCGGCCGAGCCGGGTGACCGGCAAGTCCGACGCGCTGGTGCTCATCATGTCCGACGGCGGCGGCCGGATCTCCACCCTGGTCGACCTGGACCCCGACGAGGTGCCCAGCGTCAGGGACGGCGAGTCGCTGGCCGAGGCGTACGAGCGGGAGGAGGAGCGCAAGGAGGCCAAGGCGCCCGCCGGGTCGGTCCGGTTCGAGCTGAAGCACAAGGACCTCGACCTGTTCGGTGCCTCGGCCGCGTACCAGTGGCTCCGCACCGACAAGGGCGTGCAGTTCATCCCCCTCGGGGGCAACGGTCTTCTCCTGCTCTGGCCGTGCGTGGACCAGGAGGGCCTGTGGGACGTCGTCCACGTGCCCGAGGACAAGAAGCCCTGGCAGCGGCTGCACACCTGCCTTGACCTCGGCATGGCGATGGCCTGGGGTGAGTCGGAGGCCGACGAGCGCTCCGCCATCAACACCGGCAAGAACGCCTCCTGGCGCCGCAAGCCCGCCTCCGAGGCGCAGATCCGCTACGCCACCAACCTCCACCAGAAGATCACCGAGAGTATGCGCGCCGGAGAGGTCGGCGACCTGATCTCCGTCGGTCTGGCGAGCCGCCGGGTCGACCGGTTCGTCAAGCAGTAACCAGGGTAGGTCCTCACTCAACTGGACCAAGGAAGAAGGAACATGAGGCTGAACGACGACAACGTGCAGGCTCTGGCACAGGAGGCCGAGGCGGTCCGCATCCGGGCCATCGTGCGCGAGGAGATCGCCCAGGCCCTCGGGGCGCTGGACCTCGCGGCGCACGACCTGGACGACTACGAGACCCCGGAGCTGGACGCCCGTGCGTACCAGGCCGGGCGGCAGGTGGCCCAGCAGGCGCTCAGGGAGCTGAAGGAGTGCTGGACCGAGGGGCACACCTTCAAGAGCATCTGGGACGAGCCCCGGGACACGTGCCGCCGGTGCGGTGCTCCGGTGCCCGAGCCCGAGAACCCCTTCGAGGACAGGACGAAGAACGATGGCACGCGGTAACTGCCCTTGCTGCAAGAACGAGTACAACGTCAACGCCGATGGCACCGTCAGGTACCACCTGGCTACCGACCCGGAGTGCCACGAGTCCCCGGACAGTCGGAAGTGCCGGGGCGTCGGCCAGCCCCCGGAGGGCGCCAAGGCACAGCTCGCCGGGGACGTCCGGTTCCTGTGCCGGGTGCCGAGCGGACCGACCGGCTGCGGTCACCAGGTCCAGCTCACCTCGAACCACCGCGCCCGCAGCCACCTCACCCCGCACGGTGAGCCGTGTGCCGAAGGCGGCAGCGCCTTCCCGATCGCGGTCGGGCCGGACGGATACCGGGCCGACACGGCGGAGTGGTCCGAGGAGGACTGGATGCGCGCGCTGCTGACCCCGGAGCAGGCCGACGCCCGTGGACTGCACTGGCCCTCCGGCACCCCGGCCACCCGACGCGTGGAGGACGTCGGCCTGCCGCACGACCGGCAGCCGGACCCTCACCGGCACGAGGCCGACATCGCCATCGCCGAGGTCGAGCGTATCCGGAACGAGGAGGACGCCGACTATGACCAGGCCCTCCGGGACGGCCTGGCCGAGTCCCGGCTCCGGATGCTGAACCGGGCCGACCTGACCGACCTGGCCAAGGCAGAAGGCGAGTACCGTCTCGCCTCCAGTGCCGCCGCTGCCATGGAGATGCGGGACGCCGACCGGGACGAACTGCGGAGCCAGAGCGACGCGGCCCTGTTCGACCCCACGCACGTCCTCACGACCGACCTCGGCCCCGAGATCCACCCCGGAGAGGCCGGAGACTGCCGTCTCCCGGGCTGCTGCACCCACCCCGGTGGCTTCACCTACGGGGACGACGGCAATGGACACAGCGGCAGCGTGTGCATGATCTGCGGAGCCGACGAGCCCGAGCCCGGCCCGGTCGACTGGCACTGCCCGCCGGACATCCTGGAGAAGATGCCCGAGGACGTCCAGCGCACTGCCGCGCTCAACCCGGAGTGCTGGGACTGCGGGCACGAGGTGACCCCACTGGCCGACCGGTTCGAGCCGGACGGTTCGGTGAAGCACGTCGTCTGGGGCTGTTCGGTCGGAGTGGGTTGCCGTGCTCACGGTCCAGACGAGACGGCTCAGTTCTGCCGTCCTCAGCTCAGCTACCAGGACCGCCTCGGCAACCTGGCTGAGGGCATGCTCTTCGTCCGGCACACCGCCCGGCCGCCGCTCAACCAGCTCGTCTACCGGGTGCAGGCCGTCACCGACTTCTGCGTCCAAGTCATGGTTGTCAGTGCCGGGGCCCATGCTGGCCGTACCGGTGAGCTGACCGACCTGAGTGAGGAGATCACATGCACGGATCTGAACGGAACGCCGCGCCCCCGGCGGGACCGCGCTACCGGCGGCACCTCGCCGAGCAGCCCCGGCCCGCAGCAGTCCCCAACCCCTTCGCTCTCGGTTCCGGGGACACCGGACCGCAGCTCGGCCCCGAGTTCTACGCCACCTACGACTCCGACTGCGACGCCGACGACTGCGCCGAAGGAGGCCGGATCCAAGAGGGCGACCTCATCCGGGCCGACGGCGAGGGCGGCTTCATCCACTCCGAGTGCGCGGAAGAGGACTGAGGTGGCCGACGCCTTCAGCACCGCCAAGCAGGCCACCAGCGAGTCCGACAAGTACGACCGCTACGGCCGGTACAAGCTCCTGCACCCCGTCACCGGCAAGGCGGTCAACTGGACCCGCGCCACCACCTACGCCAAGTCCATCCAGGACACGTTCGCGCTGTCCCAGTGGGCGCAGCGGATGACGCTCAAGGGCGCGGCCCTGCGGCCGGACATCGTGGCCGCCGTGTCCACCCTGGACGTCAAGGAGGACAAGGACAAGGTCAACACCCTCGTCGAGGACGCGAAGAAGGCAGCGGGCAACAAGGTCGCGGCCAACCTCGGCACGGCCGTCCACGCCTTCACCGAGGACCGGGACAAGGCCCTGGTCGGCCAGCCGGTCAAGGCCAAGGTCATCCCGGACAAGCTGCGGCCGACCGTGGACGCGTACGAGCTGCTGCTGCGCGACTTCGGGCTGGAGCCCGTCCCGGGACTGATCGAGTTCACCACCGGCGTCGTCCAGTACGAGATCGCGGGCACCTCGGACCGCTGCTACCGGGTGACGCGGGACATCACCTTCACGCTCAACAAGCGGACCGTCACCCTGTACGCCGGTGAGTACGTGATCGGCGACGTCAAGACGGGCGCGGACCTGAGCTACGGCTGGGTGGAGATCTGCATCCAGCTCGCCATCTACGCCCAGGGCCTCAACACCTCGGGTGTGTGGAGCTGGGAGACCGGCACCTGGGGCAAGCCGACCCTGCCCGACAACCCGGACGTCCTGCTCAAGGTGCGTACGGACGTCGCGCTCGTGCCGCACCTGCCGGTCGACCGCAAGCCCGAGGACGACCTCGCCACCCTGTATGCCATCGACCTGGACGCCGGGTGGGCGGCGGCGGTGCTGTGCGGCCAGGTCCGCGCCACCCGCAAGCTCGGTGGCCTGGCCACCCCGCTGAGCGTGGCGGACGTGGAGGAGAGCGCGGCTCAGGTCGTGCGCCGGGCGCCGGTCGGCGGGGACCATGACGGGGAGGAGCCCGCCTCCCGTGTCTCGACTGTGGTCGCGTCCCGGCCGGTGACCCTGGAGGACAAGGCACGCATCGTCACCACCCAGCAGGCGGCCTCGGCCGTGTGGAAGGAGGCGGTCGCGGCCCGCACCCCCAAGGCCGAGGTCGACAAGCTGGTCCAGATCATGCAGTCCAGGCTGGCCAGCCTGGTGGAAAAAGGTGCCTGACCTGGACCGGAACCCGGTTTAATCAAACCCCGGGACAGGTAGGCTGAGGGTGTGCACAACAGGAGGGCCAGGCGGGTCAAACCACCTCGGTGAGGGCAGGCGGATGTACGCCTGGTCCAGCCCTCCACCTCACCATCCAGCAAAGATCAAGTGAAAGAGGAAGCTCATGGGCAACGACCCGTTCAAGTCCGGCTCCGCCGGGGGCGCGGGCATCACCGAGTACGCCGACCAGCTCCTGCTGGTCACCCCCACGGAGTACGTCCAGGCCCAGAAGACGGTCCACGGCGAGACGGACGCGGTACGCGTCGACTTCGTCGTCCTGGACGGTCCTGACGGCGTCGAGGAGGTCGAGGACACGATGGTCTTCCAGCGCGTTCTCATCTCGGCCATGAAGCGCCAGGCGCTCTTCAACGAGAAGCACGGCGTGGACGAGGCCACCGGGCACCCGAAGATGATCCTCGGGGTCCTGATCCAGGACGAGGCCCAGAAGAAGCCGGGCCAGTCGGCCCCGTGGGTCCTGGCCGAGCCGAACGCGGAGCAGGCGCAGCTTGCGCGCGACTACCTCGCAGGGAAGAAGGCGGAGCCCGCCGACCCGTTCGCCAAGGCCTGATCCACCAGGCACCGAGAGCCCGGCTCCTTAGGGGGAGGCCGGGCTCTCGGCTGTTCAGGCCCTGAGCGTCACCAAGGGCCACGGCGTGTGGCCGCCGATCTCCGGCCACACGATCTCGTGCCTCTTCTTGCCGGTGCCCGCCCAGCGCAGGGCTTCCAGGTTCACCTGGGGCAGGGTGACGTAGCTGGTCGACCAGATCGGCACCGGCTCCCCGTAGCCGTATGCGAACCGGCCCGCGATCCGCAGCCAGTCGGCGTCGCACTCGTCGTTCGTGGCGTACTCGCGGCCAAGGCGCTTGATCGCGGCGATCGCCATCGCCGTCTTGTCGGCCGAGCCGTTGCCGGTGGCGAACTTCTTGAGCGTGCTCGGGCTCAGGATCATGTACGGGATGTGCTGGCGCTTCAGCTCCAGCCGGAGGACGCCCTGGAGGTGCAGCAGCACCCGGCCCGCGTTGCCCTGGAGGGCCGTCGGCGCGTCCTCCATCACCACCAGGTCCGCGCCGCAGGTCCGGGCCGCGAGCCCGATGTGGTCGGCGTAGTACTCCAGCCGGTCGTCGCCGGTGACCTGCTTCGGGGACGAGACGGTGAACGTCGTCTGGTCCGGCAGGCCGATGCCGGTCCGGGTGATGCTCGGGTCGACTCCCATGATCTTCATTCCGTGGTCCTCTCGCTCGGGATGTTTCGATTTACTTAAAGGTAGGTACCCTCCTCTGTGACGTACTACCCACGGCCCCGGCCGACGGGGACCACAGACCAAAGGATCACAGACCATGAGCATTCCTGGAGAGGTGTCCGGACGCCGGTTCGAGGTGCGGACCATCCCGGCCAACGAGCTGGACGTGGACCCGGACGTGCAGCGCATGCTGAACGAGAACCGTGTCCGCAGGCTGGCCGACAACTTCGACGAGTCCGCCCTGGGCATCTTCACCGTCTCGGCCCGCCGGACCCTCGACCCCGAGACCGGCGCCAGCGGCTACCGGTACGTGACGCTGGACGGGCAGACCCGCCTGGCCGCGATCCGCCGGTTCACCGGGACGGACGAGACCACCCTGCCCGTCATCTGCCAGGTCTACTACGGCCTGACCCGCCAGCAGGAGGCGGAGACCTTCCTGAGCCACAACGACCGCGCGGCCGTCCGCACCATCGACAAGTTCCGCCTGGCCATCGTCGCCAGGGAGCCCTGGGCGCTGGACCTGGACCGCATGGTCAAGCAGCACGGTTTCGAGATCGGCCGGGGTGCTCGGCCGACCCACCGGTTCACGGCGGTCGCCTCGGCCCGCCGGATCATGAGCCTGCCCGACGGCCCCGACTCCCTCAACCGGGCGTTCGATCTGCTGGTGCGGGCGTGGGGCCACCGCCGCAACGTCGCCTCCGCCGAGGCCATCGACGGCATCGGCCTGCTCTACCAGCGTCACGGCGCGGCCGTGGACACGGTGGGCTTCGCCCGCAAGCTGGCCGGTCTGGACACCCCGCAGACGTTCAAGGGCGGTGTGCTGGCGCTGTACGGCTCGGACACCATCCACCGCACCGAGGCCGCGTACCGGTACGCGCTGCGCCTCTACAACCTCGGCCGCAAGTCGGACCGCTACAAGCTCCAGGCCCAGGGACCCCGGTCATGAGCACCCCGCTGGGTACCATCCCTGCGAGGGATCACGAGACCACGGACCGAGGAGTCACGATCATGCCCAGTCCCGACACCCGCAACGAACTGCCCGAGGCCGACGAGCACGGCGACGTCGCCCGCTGGGTCTTCCCCGACCGGGACGGGACCGTGCACACGATCACGGGCGCGTTCCTCGGCATGGGCTCCAGCTACCGGCCCGAGCACAAGGGCCACCCGGACACCGGGTGGGCACCGCAGAAGGTCCACTGCTCCACCTGCCGCTGGACGGAGGTCCGGCTCTTCAGGGCCGAGGACCGGAAGCTGTACGTGGTCAACTGCGGCGCCTCGGACGTTCCCGGCGAGCGGGACTTCATCCAGGTCTCGTTCGTGGAGACCCCGTTCGAGCTGGTGGAGTCCCTGACCGTGGTCGACCGGCGCACCCGGCAGACCGTGCTCCCGATGCCTGCCCGGCGCGCGCTGGCCGCCGCCACGTCCCACGACCGAGAGGTCCGGGACGCCTACATCAACTCGCCGGTGACGTGATGGGGCGCCGCAGGGCGCGGCACACGCGCCAGAGGGTGGTCCTGTTCCACATCAGCCCGTTCGGCTGGGTGGTCATCGGGGTGATCGCGATGTGCATCATCGCCCGGCTGCCCGGGGGTGGGGCATGAGCCAGGTCCACGGCGTTCAGTGCAACGCCCTGTGCGGGGCTTCCATCCTCTGGGCCACGGAACGTGGCGACCGTGCCCCGACCAAGGCCGAGATGGAGAAGGAGGCCCGGCGCCGGGGCTGGAACGCGCCGGACAAGCTGGGCCGCCACTGGTGCTGGAACTGCCGCTCGGAAGCGGGCCGGGACCAGTGGCGTCGCAAGGAGAATCTGCGCGTCGGCCTCGACCCGAACTACGGCCGGGGGCAGTGCACGTGCAAGCCTGGGGACCCGCCTGAGATGCGCCAGGTCTGTGCCCTGGCAGGACACCCGGGTGTCGTACCCCTGCACCCCGGACAGAAGAGGGCCAGCGATGCCTGAGCTGCCGTCTCCCGCTCCGGTGGAGGTGCCCTGGCCGCAGTGCGCCTGCCCCGGCTGCACGGTCCGGAGGGAGCAGCTCGTCCACCCCCGTGCCTGCCCCTGCCCCGAGTGCCAGCCGGGCCGGGGCATCGACTTCGAAGCGCAGCTCGGATCCCGGACGGTCCGCCGCCGGGCCGAGCTGCGCGCGCTGCTCCTCAAGAACGACCTCGGAGGTCTGACGGCCGCCGAGGAGGCACGGCTCGACAAGCTGTGCTCGGTGTACGTGATGGGATCGCTCAGCGAAGGGAACACGGAATGATCCAGCTCAAGAAGGAAGACGGCCCGGCCGACCTGGAGGGCATGACGCACATGGCCGTGGGGGTCTCCTGGGACCCGACGAGCGGTGCGTCCGGGGGCGCGATGGGCTTCCTCAAGCGCAAGCGGGGCACCGACCTGGACCTGATCGCCATTCTCAAGGTGGCCGGGGACCCGAAGCGGCTCGCCGGTCTCGACTCCCTGGACCCCCTCCAGACGGGTGCGATCATCCACTCCGGGGACAACCAGACCGGCGCCGGTGCCGGGGACGACGAGACGGTCACGGTCGACTTCAAGGCCGTCAACGCCAGCCCCGTGGACGAGATCATCTACGTGGCCGCCGCCTTCAAGAAGGGGTCCGACTTCAGCAAGGCCCGGAACATCTCCTTCAAGGTCTACGACTCGACCGGCGGCTCCTCCCAGCCGGTGGCCGACATCTGGCCGTCCCTGGCAGGTCGGCACAACATCAACGCGGTCGCCAAGGCGACCCGGACCGGTGACCGCTGGTCTCTCCAGGTGCTCGACGTGTCCGGGACGATCCGTCAGGGCGACGAGCAGTCGCTCCTGAACTTCGCCAAGGACAAGTAGCCGTGGGCGGGCAGGTCCCGTCGGCCTGGTACGGGATCCTGACCGGGCTGGTCCTGATCGGCATCTTCGTCGTCACCGCAGCAGTGCGCGGCTGGTGAGCTAACCTCGGGCCGGACCGTCTCCGACCCGAGGAACCTCAATGATCCTTCTCCGCAGGGCCCTCATGGCGATGCTCGCCGTGGGGGCTCTTCTGCTGGTCCTGGCCGCTCCGGCCCCGGCCGCCGACATCTTCCCGGCGCAGGACGCCTGCCACACGGTCAACAACAGCGCCCCGTCCGGCAACTGCGGCGCCTTCACCCAGGTCTACCGGGAGACCTTCAACGCCTCGGCCGTGCCGGTCGGAGCGTTCTCCGGCTGTGTGGACGGCTCGTTCGCCTGCTCGGGCCTCAAGACCAAGTACCCGGCCCTGTACGCCGGACTGGGCGCGTACCCGTCCGGCTGGCCCGACACGGCCGGGAGCGGGGCCGACGACAACTCCGGGCCGGTGCCCGGTGAGTACCACCCCGAGAAGACGGTGAGCGTGCAGAAGGTCACCGACGGCATGCTCCGGGTCCACATGACCTCGACCGGCAGCTCGAACAACGTGGCCGCTCTGGTGCCCCGGAAGTGCACCTTCCGCTACGGCAAGTTCACCGAGCGGACCCGGATCAGCTCACTCGCGCGCCGGTTCAAGATGGCGCACCTGCACTACTCGCCCAAGGAGATCGATTACCCCGAGGCGGGCGGCAGCTTCGGCCAGGACCCCATCAGCGAGTTCACGCACGGGTTCGCCGAGTCGGGAGCGGACGCCGCACCCAACTCCGCCTGGACCGGCTGGCACACCTACAGCCAGGAGATCGTCCCCGGCCAGGTGCGGTTCTACTTCGACGGACGGCTGTTCAAGACCGTCAAGGCCGACTACCCGGACACCACGGAGTGGGTGCTCCAGAACGAGAGCGCGCTCGGAGTCAGCAGCGCGTACGTCAAGGGCCAGCCGACCTCGGTCAACGTCGACACCACCTGGCTCACCTGCTATCGCTACAGCGGCTGATGGCGAGGCACAAGCGGCCGGGGCCCCGGCTGTTCGTCAGCCGACGGAGGTACCTCGTGCTCCGGCGCGAGTACGAGGAGCTGCTGGCGGACTACCGGGCTCTGGCCGACAACCACGACGCGCTGCTGGAGGCTCCCCGGCCCCGGCGGCCGGTCCCGTCCTGGGCCGTGACGGAGGAGATCCCCGTCATCACCACGGCCGGTCTGGACCCGGACAAGGCCGAGGCCCTGGTCAGGCGAGGCGGACTGCTGGAGGGACCGGCCGGTTCGTGGAGCTGAAACCGGGGTATCCCGGTTAAGGTAAATCGGAACGAACGGAGAAAGCCCATGTCAGAGACCAAGCGGCCTCGGGGACGTCCCCGGCCGCAGGAGACCATCGACCGTGACGCGGCCATCCTGGCCTACCTGCGGACCAACGGCCCGCAGACCCGCAACGACCTCGCGTCCTCCCTCCTGCTGGACAAGACGGTCACGTACCTCGCGCTGGACCGGCTGCGCCGGGCCGGGCAGGTCCGCACCTGCACCGCCAAGGGAGGGCCGCACGTCCTGTGGACCACGGAGGTGGACCAGCCGTGCCCGTGATCCGCATCCTCGGCCAGGACGGCCAGACGGTCTACGAGGGGGAGGGCGAGCTGATTATCGAGCAGAGTGACAATCAGCTCGACCGCCATCCCCGCCGGATAGCGCTGCGGCAGATGGAGACCCGGCCGACTGAGAGCCGGGGCCGGGAGCTGGATCTGACCGGGTTCCTGCGCGAGGTGCAGGCCGAGTACCGGTTCAGCCCACGGTCCCTGGACATGAGAGCCGCGTGGATGGACGAGCCGGTGGTCCCGCCCTGGGCCGTGCCGGAACCTCACCTGGTCGCGGAACTGGTGATCCAGCGTCCGGCCGACGAGCTGAGCTGGCTGGCCGACATCCTGAACCAGTCCTTCGAGACGTCGGAGGAGAGGCGCGCGGCGGCCGAGGCCCGGCGGGAGCAGTACCGCCAGTCCTTCGGTTTCGGGGTCCTGTCCGGGCCGGAGGTACGGGCAGACCTTGGGATTCTCCCTGGGATGAACCGGGCCGAGCAGAACCGGATCGACTGGGCCGCTCTCCGGGAGCGCATACGGGAGGCTGGGGAGGCCCTGAGCGGTCTCGACCGTGCAGCCCGGGGCTGCGGGTTCCTCGGGCAGGCCATGCAGCAGGCCATCGAGGCCGAGGCCGAAGAGGCATCCTTCACCGCAGCCAACGCACGGGCGGCCATGGACCAGGTACGGGAAAACCACCGGGCCTTGCAGTCATGTGCCCCGGAGGACTTCAGGGCGTATGTCCGGGAGGCGTACGGCATCCCGGCCGGGCTGATCGGCCCGGACCCGGCTCATGACGAGCTGATCGAGTCGACCCTGTCCGAGTTCCCCCACGACCCGTACCAGTACGGCCGGATCTGGCCCGGACCCGAGGGCACGTCCCGCTGGACCCCGCCCGAGGACCCCGAGGAGAAGATCAGGTCATGCCCCTGAGGACCACGCGGGACAAGGCGATGCACCAGTTGCACCGGGGACGTCTCCGGATGACGGCCCGGAAGTTCAACCAGGAGGTACGGGACTTCGTCGGCCTCTGTGCCTGCATCGGAACGGACTGCCGGACCCGGGGCTGCTGGGTCATGAGGCACCCCAGGAGGGACCTGTCGTGAAGAAGCATCTGACCGTGGCCGTCGTGGTCCCGACCATCCCCGGCCGGGAGGCCCTGCTGGACCGGGCCCTGACGTCCGTCCGTGCCCAGCGCCGCAAGCCGGACCAGATCGTGGTCGAGCGGGACAGTGAGCGCACCGGCGCGCACGCGGCCCGCAACCGGGCGCTGGAGCGCGTGGGGACCGACGTGATCGCCTGGCTCGACGACGACGACACCCTCCGGCCGAACCACCTGATGGCCTGCATGCGGGTGCTGGAGCAGTCGCCGTGGCGGCCGGACCTCGTGTACCCGAGGCCGAGGATGATCGGCGGAGCCGACCCGACCGCGCTCACCCACCAGGGCCGCTTCCCGGTCTCGCCGTGGGGCCTGCGCTGGTCGTCCGACCACGCGGCGCACCTGCGCCTGCACGGGTCGTTCATCCCGATGACGCACCTGGTGCGGACCGAGCTGGTGCGGCAGATCGGCGGCTTCCGCCCCGGGTACGACGTCGACACGGACGGCCGTCCGCGCTACCGGGGCGAGGACGAGGACTACCTGATCCGTCTCATGGACGACGCCAAGGCCATCTTCGAGCACCTGGACGCGGTGACCTGGAACTGGAACGCGAGCCCGAACCGGCACGCGACCGCCGGTCGGGGTGTGTAGATATACGTGATCGCCGTATAGGCATACGGCGCCCGCAATGTCTGATTTAGTAAAACCACTTCCTGACCTGGGCGACTGCGAACGGAACCTGGGCCCTGGGAGTGTGAGGGGCCGGTCGGGTTCGCTCCTCAGAAGGGAACCTCGCCAATCCGTAGCTCTACGGACAGGTAGGTTTAGCTAAATGACACGGACGGTAACCGGGTAGGTATACACCCGAGCACACGACCAAGGAGCACTGATCATGAGCATTTTCCGCATGCTGCAAGTGAACCGGCAGATCCAGCCCCAGTCGGCCGAGTCACCGGCCGCGTCCGGGACCGGCGGACAGAACATCCGGCTGGAGCGGACCGAGGACCTGGACATGGTGCTCGCGTTCGTCGCGCTCCTGCGGGACGAGACCGAGGCGACCCGGGAGATCATCCAGGACATGTCCCCGAAGGACAGGGCGCTGCTGTCCTTCATCCTGGGGGAGATGTCCCGGGTCGTGTCCGAGGAGGAGCAGTTCCGGGTGACGGAGGACAGGCGAGCGGCTCGGGCCGCTGTCCTCGGGGACATCTGACCGACGAGGACACCGCAGGTGACAGGACCGGGGACATGTCCCCGGTCCTTCGTCATGTCCTGGGGGTTTGACGGGACAGGCCCGGGGACATACCCTCCCTACACGATTTAGGAATATCGGACCACGGAAGGACAGGACCATGTACATCCCGTTCGTGTCCCGCCGGGTGTCCGGCGAGGACAGCGTCACCCCCGAGCCGCAGGACGTCCCCGGCTGGGTGTCCGCCTTCCGCCAGTGGGGTGTCCCGGTGGCCGCGATCCTGGTTCTGGTGCTGTGCGCCCCGGGTGAGCAGCACCTCGGTGACCTGAGCGGCTGGGGCTACCGCATGAGCTGGGGCCTGAGCGGCCTCTTCACCCTCTACGCGGGCCTGGCGGCCGTCATCAGCACCCAGCTCCCCAAGGGCGCCCGGGGCAAGACCTCGTCCGTCTGGGGGGCCTTCCTGAGCCTGCTGCTGGCCATGGCCGCGCAGCCGGTCAGTCACCTGTTCGTGACCGGGTACATCTCGGCCGAGCCCCGGCCGCCGCTCTGGCTGGTCGTGTCGGTGTCCTCGGTCCCCCCGCTGATCCTCGGACACCTCCTGCACTTCGCCGCTCTCGGGGCGGCCGAGCGCACCCGTCCTGTCCGTGTCCTGCGGGACACGGGACAGGACATCCAGACTCCGGTGGCGACGGTGACACGGATACGTCCCCGTCCCGTCCCGTCACCGGTACCGGCGAGTGTCCCGCCGGTGTCCCGTCCGGTTGTCCCGGCAGCGTCCAATGTCCTGTCCCTCACCAAGGGACAGAAGACAGCGGCGTCCCCGGGACAACCGGCGGGACAGAACCCCGTGTCCCTGTCCTCCCGGGCGGTCGAACTGTGGCTGTCCGGGTGGGACAAGGACAAGATCAAGGACACGCTGAAGGCGGAGTTCGTGTCCCCGGACGGGACACCGCCCAAGGCGAACAGCCTGTCCGTTGCAATCCGCCGGGCCGAGGGCAAGCACCCTCGGCCCTGATCGAGAGGAACCAGGAACGATGACCACAGCACCCAGTACGGGGACCGGCGCTAAGGCGTCCCCCCGCAGGCCCGCCGGTACTTCGGCCACGGGCTCCCGGACGACCGGGGCACCCCAGCCGACCCGGAAGACCATGGAGCAGCACCTGGAGACCATCGCCGCAGGTGAGGTGATGGACCCCACCGAGCTGTACGACTTCCTGGAGAGCCTGCGCGCCCTGTCCCAGGGCCTGGCCTTCTTCAGCCACGCGGCGGCCTCCCAGCTCGACGCCGCTGCCCGTCAGGCGGCCCGTGACCGGAGCGACGACGGACGGCTGACGCTGGTCCAGAAGGGTCAGCTCAAGCTGGTCCTGCGCCGGATGGGCCGTCAGCTCAACTCGGCCTCGGCCGAGGCCCTGCTCAGCTCCGCCACCGGCGCCGTCAAGACGTGGGCGATCATGGAGGACTTCCTGGACAGCCTGGAGTCCTCGCAGGTCAAGCGCCCGCACCGGTCCGGTAAGGGCGGTTTCGACGCCTTCGGAGGTCACTGAGATGGCTGGTCACGGCCGCCGGGGCTCTCTTGGGCTCCGCATCGGAGAGAAGGCAGCCCCGTACGTGGCCCCCTGGCTGCTGACGCTCGCTGCCTTTCCGGTGGCCGTGGCCATCCACTTCACAGTGGGTGGGGACGGCCGCTGGATGGCGGTCCTGGGCGGGATCTTCGTCTGCATGACCTACGGCACCTGGCGCACTTGGCAGGGCCGGAAGCACGAGACGAGGGTCACCGCGACGCTGTCCGTGGGCCTCGGCCTGAGCTGGATCGCGTTCGCGGGGACAGGTGTCCCGTGGGCGGGGGACATGCTCAAGGCCTATGTCATCTGCGGTGTGTCCCTGTCCGGCTTCTGGATGATCCGGCACGCCGGTGTCACCGGAGGACACGAGAAGGACAAGGCGAAGGACAGCACGGGGTCCTGGCTCGGGGACAAGATCGGTGCGTTCAAGAACGCCAAGGTCGCGCCGGGGGACGTCACCGTCACCCCGGACGAGCTGCGCATCCGTCACCACCTGGACACCCCCAACACGGTCGGGGACGCCCAGCGGACACGGGACCAGGTCGCGGCCGTGGCGGGGGTGGACAAGGACCAGGTGAAGATCCTTCGTGTCCCGGGGAACGAGGGCGTCGCCGACGTCGTCATGAACCGCCGGGCGGACACGTCCAAGCCGGTCAAGTACCGGGGCCCCTCGGCTCCGGGACAGTCCTGCGCGGCGGCTCCGCTGTACCTCGGCCGCCGGACCGACGGCTCGGACATCAACTGGTGGATGCCCGGGTCGAGCGACCCCAACAACCCCCGGCCGGTCGGTCACAGCAAGACGACCGGCGTCACCGGCTCGGGCAAGACGGAGACGATCTGCACCGCGATCCTCGACATGCGCTGGAGGACGGACATCGTGCCGGTGGTCGGCGACCCGGCCAAGTTCCGGCAGTCCTTCGGGGACATCGAAGAGGTGCTCGGGCTGACGGCTCAGAACGCTGAGCAGGTCCGTCAGCTCCTGACGAACCTGGCCGGGCCGGTGGTCCAGTACCGCTCCGAGCTGCTGGGTTCTCTCGTCAGGGCCGACGGCGGCACCGGTTACAAGCAGTGGGAACCGGAGTGCTACACGCTGCACGGCGTGCCGTTCATCTTCGCGAACGTGGAGGAGGCGGCCGACGTGCTGATGGAGATGGACGAGGAGGTCTACGAGGCGGTCCGCAAGCTCCGCAGCCTCGGGGTCAAGCTCAACATCAGCATGCAGACCATGCCGCACGACGACATCCCCCGGAAGGTCCGGGGGCAGTTCGTGGAGTCCCTGGCGCACGGCCAGAACGAGTACCAGGACGCCAAGTACGCCCTCTCGGGGGAGAGCCTGGAGGCCGGGGCCGACCCGACCAAGTGGAAGAGCGACGCGCCGGGCAGCCTGTACGCCGAGGTGGTCGGCACCGACAAGACCCACTGGCCGGTCGACGGCCGGGCCATCTACATGACCCCGGCCGAGAAGCAGTTCAGCATCGAGGGCTCCCGGCAGTTCTGGGCCGAGATCGACCCGGGCACGTACGAGCGCCTGGCGTACGGCATCGACCCCCGGTTCATGCCGGTGGACGAGAACGCTGACCTGGAAGAAGACGAGTTCGACGAGGAGGGAGAGGAGATGAACCCGTTCGCCGGGGTCTCGGGAGCGGACCCGGGACAGCCCCTGACACCGCCCCCGCCGGGCCTCGGCTTCGATTTCGGAGCCCCCACCAGCAAGAACAGCCTGGACGTGGCGGAGGCCCGGCGCCGGTTGATGAACCGGCTGGACGTGCTGGCCAGGGGAGGCCACCTGGACATCACGATCGACGATCTGGCCGACCTCCCGGCCGAGATCGGCAAGACCCCCGGCTGGGTCTACAACAACCTCAACCTGCTGGTGGAGGCCGGTGTCCTGCGGGCGTACCGGCCCCCGAAGGGCAAAAAGATCTTCACCATCCTCCGGCAGTACCCGGACGCCCAGCAGGTGTCAGGCGACTGATCAGCCCCTGATCAGGATGGCCGTCAGGAGCTGATCAGACGTCTGATCAAGGTCCTGACGACCGTCCCGGCCTGGGGACATTCTCTGGCCACGCAGCCCTGACGCGTCAGGGCCCCTCACGGAAGCGAGAAGGAGATGATCAGCAAGATCGGAAGGGCTGTCCTGTGGACGGCGCTGTTGCTCGCGGGCTTCATGGTGGCCTCGGGTGTCGGCCCCGACTCGGACAGCAAGCTCACCGTCGCACAGACGCTCGGAGCGGCCCTGTTCGTCATCGTGTGCGGAGGAGTCCTCGGCGGAGCACTGCTGCTGGTCGGGCGCCGCATCAAGTAAGGAGAGATCATGACCACGGAAGACACGAACAGCACGGACCGGCTCTCGGCCATCGTGGAGTACCTGCGGATGAACCCGACCAGCTCGCTCCCCGGAGCCGAGTCAGGCCCGGGGGCACCGCAGGTGATCCAATTCCACGAGCACCACCACTACGCGCCGCCGCCCCCGCCGCTTCCGCCGCCCAAGCCGACGCTCGCGCAGCAGGCGCTGCCGTACATGTGGCTGGCGCTCGGGGCTCTGATCATCGGCACGATCTGTGCCATGATCCTCGCCGTCGTGATGACGGCACTCCTGATCGGGCTGATCGGCATCGCCATCGCGGCGACGGCGATCGCGCACCTGATCAGGACGACCAGGGAATCCCAGATCAACATGGAGCTGACCCGTGAGCGGGCTGCTCCGAGGAGGAAGCGGTGAGCGAACTTGTCGTGGTCGTCCCCACCCGGGGACGGCCGCAGAACGCGGCCCGGCTGGCCGAGGCGTTCGAAGAGACCGTCCTGGGGCGAACCACGCTGCTGTTCGTGGCCGACCAGGATGACCCCGAGCTGCCGGAGTACCGGGGCCTGTTGGGTGCGGGCCTGATTCCCCGGCTGCTGGTCTACGCCGACATGGGGGGTGGCCGGGGGCTCAACTACCCGCTGAACTTCGCTGCGCGCCGGTGTGCCTCGGTGTACGAGTATGTGGGCTTCATGGGGGACGACCACCTGCCCCGGACGCACGGCTGGGACACGGAGATGATCCGGGAGCTGGACAGTCTCAGCCCCCGCATCGTCTACGGGAACGACCTGCTCCAGGGCGCCAACCTGCCGACGGCGGTCTTCATGCAGAGCCGGATGATCCGGACGCTCGGGTGCATGGCGCCGCAGGTCATGCGTCACCTCTACCTGGACAACTTCTGGAAGGAGCTGGGGGAGCGGACCGGCGGCCTGGTCTACCGGGACGACGTGATCATCGAGCATCTGCACCCCGTGGCCGGGAAGGCCGAGTGGGACGAGCGGTACCGGGTGGTCAACGACTCCGAGGCCGACCGGCACGACCGGGACGCCTGGACCGCCTACCGGGACGGGACCGGCTTCGAGTCCGCCCTCCGGCTGGTGCGGGAGGAGTACGGCGATGGCGCGTAACCAGCTCCGGCCGTTCCGGACCGAGGCCGAGGAGATCGCGTTCTACGAGCGCAGGTACCCGAGGGGGTACCGGCACGAGGTCTGGCCGGACCACGTGGAGCGTGTGGCCGCCTCGGTGGAGCTGATTCGCCGGTACGGCAACAACATCAAGACGGCGGCCGACCTGTCCTGCGGAGACGCGGCCATCCTCAAGGGCCTGGACGACCTTCTGGAGCAGGCCTACGTCGGCGACCTGATCGGGGCCCGGGGAGAGTACCCCCTCCGGAAGCACGTCCGGGTCATGAAGGCAGGCCCGCTGCCGGAGAGCCTGGACGACTTCGGGTCCTTCCCGGCCGAGGTGCTGCCGGTCGACCTGTTCGTGCTGAGCGAGACCCTGGAGCACGTGACCGACCCGGACGGCCTGCTGCGGAGGCTCGCCGGGATCAGCCGGTACCTGTTCCTGTCCACCCCGCTGGACGAGCCCGCCTCGGTCGGCAACGAGGAGCACTACTGGGGCTGGGGGCAGGTGGACATCCACGAGATGCTCTGGCTGAACGGCTGGTCCCCGCTGGAGGTCCACCTGCTGGTGCCGGAGTCGACACGGCACATGCACAACCCGTACACCTACCAGCTCTGGATGGCGGTCCATCGATGAACCGTATGCGGCACCTGCGGCCCGGGGTCACGGCGGTCATCCCGGCCATCCCGCCCCGGGTCCAGACCCACCTGCACCGGGCCGTCGACTCGGTCCTCCAGCAGGAGCGGCCGGTCGAGGCGATCAGCATCCGCATCGACCACGAGCGCGCCGGGTCGGCCCGCAACCGCACCCACGCCGCCTCGGCCGTCAACACGGAGTGGATGGCCTTCCTCGACGATGACGACCAGTGGAACACCGACCACGTCCGGCTGCTGATGGAGCACGCGGAGGCGACCGGGGCCGACATGGTGTACCCGTGGTTCACCGTCCCACAGGGCTGGGACCCGTTCCCGCAGTTCGAGGGCCAGCCCTTCAACGAGGAGGCGTTGCGGTACCAGAACTACATCCCGATCACGGTCCTGGTGCGGAGCGAGCTGGTGTGGGACGTCGGCGGCTTCACCCCGAAGGGACCTCCGGACAACCCCTGCGACGACTGGGGGACCTGGGAGCGCATGGTCGGGGAGGGTGCGAAGATCGAGCACCTGAACCGCCGGACCTGGGTCTGGAACTGGCACGGTGGCAACACGAGCGGGAGGACCGACCGATGGTGAGCGACGAGGACCTGGAGACGATCGAGAAGCTGAAGGCCCGGCTGGGCGAGTCCGACGGGTCCGACGACGAGGAGCAGGGCTACCGGCAGGGCCTGGAGGACGCAGCACGCGTGCTCCAGGGTCTGAAGCCCAAGTTCCGGGGAGTCCGGGGATGAGGGCGCTCGTCACCGGCGACCGGGGGTTCCTCGGCCGTCACTTCTCGGCGGAGCTGAAGCGCCGGGGGTACGACGTCCTCGGCCTGGACGTCAAGGCGACCAGCGCCCAGGACTGCCGGGACTACTTCCGGCACCAGATCCGCAACCTCGGCAACCCCTACCGGCCGCACTTCGACCTCGTGGTCCACTGCGCGGCCGTGGTCGGCGGCCGGGAGACGATCGAGAACGACCCCCTGGCCACGGCCGAGTCGCTGTCCATCGACGCGGAGATGTTCCGCTGGGCGGCGGTCGCGCGGCCGGGCCGGGTGATCTACTTCAGCAGCTCGGCCGCGTACCCGGTCAACCTTCAGCAGGGGCCCGGGTGGCTACCGACAGGTCTGATGGAAGATCACATCGACCTGCCCCATGTGATCCGTCAGCCGGACGAGGTCTACGGCTGGAGCAAGGTCACCGGCGAGCTGCTGGCCGACCGGCTGCGGAAGACCGGTGTGCCGGTCACTGTGGTCCGGCCGTTCTCCGGATACGGCGAGGACCAGGACTCCAGCTACCCCTTCCGGGCCATCCTCGACCGGGTCAAGGCCGGGGAGGACCCGGTCACGGTCTGGTGCGGGGACTGTGTCCGGGACTGGATCCACGTGGACGACATCGTCGCCGGGACGCTCGCGGTCGCGGAGGACGGGACGGCGGCGCCGGTGAACCTCTGCACCGGTGAGCCGACCCCGTTCAGCACCCTGGTCCGGATGATGATCCGGGAGACCGTCCTGCTCCGTCCCCGGACCTACCTCGGGGGCCTGCCGGGCGTCCTCTTCATGCCAGAGATGCCGCAGGGTGTGGCGTACCGGGTCGGTGACCCGGACCGGATGCTGACGATCTACGCACCGACCGTGACCCTGGAGGAGGGGATCCGGCGGGCGCTGGAATTGTAACAATTAGGGGCCGGTCTCAACTCCCTTGTCCAAGGGGTGTTTAGATCGGCCCTGCTCAGCGTAGGTTGTACCTCGTAAGGCGAACACAGACCACCAGACCAGCAGGAGCCGATCATGCGAGAGAACACCGGACGCCAGATCATCACCACCGTGAACTTCGCGAACGACCAGGCCGCGTCCCACGAGTGGACGCAGGACGAGGTCCGGGAGAGCATCTGGGTCATCGACGCCTACGCCGACCAGCACGAGGCCGCCGCCCGCCGCACCGAGTACGTCCTGGAGTTCGGCTACCCGCAGGTGTTCGAGTACCGCGAGGCCGGACTGTACGTGGTCGCGCTGCTGAACGACGGCCAGCTCGCCTCGGTGTTCGTGATCGAGGAGGCGGACATCGCCCGCTACCACACCGCCGCCCGCACCGGCCGGACCATGAAGCTCCGGTACGTGAAGCCCGAGGGTGACGTGAGCCTCCGCGAGGTAGAGGTCACCTCGGTCCGCCTGACCAAGGCCGGGAAGGTCGTGGTCCGGGCGTTCGACCGCAAGGCCGACGACACCCGCAGCTTCCGGGCCGACCGGATCTCCCACGCGACCCTGCACCGCGCGACCGCCCCCGTCCGGCCGACCAAGGCCGCGCTCGCCGCCGCGTTCCAGGCCGAGGAGGGCATGACCGGCCGCGTCCACAACGTCTGCAAGGCCTACAGCGGCACGGTCGTCCCGGGCAGCCGGGCCTTCAGCGCCTCGGGCTGGAGCGTCGTGATCGAGCTGGACGCGGAGTTCGCCCACCTGACCCCGAGCGGGTCGGTCCGGGACGCGGAGTGCGAGCTGCTCCGGGTCGTGGCGCTCCCGGCCCCTCGCCGGGCCGTGGAGGAGTCGGCGTCCTGGCACCTCTACGACACCCACCCGGACACCCCGGCGGCCCTGGAGGCCCCGGAGAGCGTCCAGGACACGCTGGCTGAGGCGTTCGCCTCGGGCCACAGGTACGTCAAGATCTACGCCTGATCCGCTTCGGGCCCGGCCGGTCGGCCGGGCCCGTCCCCGATGTCCAGGAGGACACATGAGCAGGGTCCTGCGGGTGCAGCCCGCGTCCTACGTCGACCAGATCATCGACGGCCAGGAGTTCACCAAGCAGCCGTACCCGTACTTCGTCGAGGAGGACGGCTCGGTCCAGCGCCAGGACTTCTGGCAGGGCTCGGTCGCCCGGGTGATCGGCTTCCAGCGTGACCTCGCGGTCCAGACCATCGACCTGCTGTGGGCGGCGGCCGTCAAGTCCGACCCGGAGTGCCTGACCGGCCTGTACCTCGTGACCGAGGACAGCGACGGCCGGTGGAGCACGCACAACACCGCCGTCGAGAGCGTGACCGTGGAGGGCGCCGAGGCGCCCGAGGGGAGCTGAACAGCATGAGGACCACCTACTGGGTGAGCGACGAGGGCTCGGGCTTCATCATGAACCCCGGCGAGAAGCCCTTCTACAGCCTGGAGAAGGCGCGGGCCCTGGCCGCCAAGGCGGCCGAGGACTGCTCCTGGACGTGCATGACGCCCCCGGCGCCGGACAACGAGCTGCATATCGGCAAGGGCAACTTCCGGTGCGGGGTGACGGCTGCCCACGGCATCCACATCCGCGAGGAGGTGGACGGCCGCTTGGGTGAGGAGCACGACGTCCCCGAAGAGAAGTTCACCCGGCACAAGGGCGCCGGGTCCCGGGTCGACTGGACCCTGGAGGTCGTCATCGACCGGGGCACCGACTACGCGGCCGACGGCCACGACGTCTTCTACTTCAGCGGCCCCGAGCGGACCGACACCGGCTGGGACGAGATCCTGGACGGCATTGCCGACGGTGACACGGTGCTGGAGGCCACGGTCCGTCCCACCCCGTTCGGCCGGTACGCCGACGAGTCCGGGAACAACGGCAACAGCTACCCGATGACCTGGCGGGAAGGGTACGGATTCTGATGGCGCGGAAGAAGCCCCGGCCGGACGACGACCCGGCCAGCCAGAGCCCCACCGGCAACCAGCGCCGGTCGAGCGCGGGCAAGCGCCGCCAGACGGAGCGCAAGCTCTACGGCGGCACGGCGTACGAGAAGCCCGAGGACAAGAAGTAGATCCAGTTCGCGGTGAGCGCTCGGGTTCCGGTCCGTCCGAGCGTTCCACGGGGCAACTGGGCCTCACCGATCAAGGGAGACGGCCATGCCGCTCACCTTCCGGAAGCGCATCAAGGTCATGCCGGGGCTGTACCTCAACCTCGGCAAGACCGGCGTCTCCATCACGACCAAGGTCGGACCGGTCAGTCACACGACCGGCCGCCGCCGGAGCACCACCTCGGTCGATCTGCCGGGGCCGCTCGGGTTCCGCAAGACCCGGACCAGGAAGACCAAGGAGAACTGATCATGGTTCGAGCGAAGATCGAGAACGACCTCAACTTCATCGCCCTGTCCCGGGCGGTCGCGGCCGAGACCGGCCAGACCGACGAGTCGGCCCGGGAGGCCGTCCAGGCAGTGATCGACGTCATGGGCCGGGCGCTGGCCGCCGGGTTCAAGGTCAAGCTGCCGAACGCCTTCACCCTGGAACCGTCCCGCCGCCGGGTCGCCAAGGGCGCCCTCGGGGGCCGGGTCGAGCGCGCCATGACCGTCAAGACCGTCAGGTTCCACCTCAACGGGAAGCTGCACGACGCGGTCCGCTCGGGCCGCAAGGTCACCACTCTGCGCAAGACCGGCAAGTCCGCCTGAGCGTTCGGGGCGGGTCTTTATACGGCCCGCCCCGGCGCCCGCAATGTCCGATTTAGTAAAACCACCCCCTGACCTGGGCGACTGCGAACTCGCAGTGGGTGGTGGGAGTGTGAGGGACCGGTCGGGTTCGCTCCTCAGAAGGGAACCTCGCCAATCCGTAGCTCTACGGACCGGTAGGTTCGGTCAATTCGTACGAAGAGTAACCGAGTAGGTATACGGCCCGCCGTATGGCGGGGACCACGGAAGAAGGAACAGATCATGCTGATGCACCTGCGGCTGACCCCCGTCACCGGCCTGGAGGAGGGCGAGGTCGTCCGCCTCGGCCAGCGCGTCGTCCGGGTCGAGGGAGTGCCCGAGTACGGGGTCCTGGTGTACCGGGGCGAGGACTTCCCGGTCGCGTACGTGAGCGGGCGCGCCTGCGACGGGCCCGTGAAGCTGGTGGTCCCGGTCCAGGAGATGGTGATCGCGGGCCACTGAGGCCTAAAGAATCATGAAATTAATTATGTAGCCCCAGGTCAGAGCGTTGGCCTGGGGCTATACAGATGCCTGATCCAGCCCTATGATTTAGTTAAAGAACAAGGGGCCAGGCGGTAAGGCCCCGGAGGGACCCGGAACTCCGGACCCTCCGAATCGGCCCCAGGGGCCGCCGGAGACAGGGCACCGACCCTCCCCAAGAAAACGGCAGGCCAGACCCGACGAGATCGCAAAACGGCGGACGGCCGACGGCAGGTGAGGGACACACGGAACCCACCAGCGGTCGGAGAGAACCCGGGAGCGTACCGAGAGCGGACGACCAGACGGCAGACGTCGAAGACGCAACGGAGCCGCCGTACGACCAGCGCGCAACGAACAACCAAAGGCGAAACGCCCCTCGGGGCGTCGGCCGGGCGCCACCCGGTCCTGACGATGCCAGGCACACAAGGAGCCGACCATGAGCGCGAAGTTCTACCGCACCACGCACGGCGACCACCGCCACGCCAGCTACTCCTGCGCCAACGCCAAGCGGGCCATCGCCTCCGGCGACCCCATCGCCCTGAGCGACGACGAGGCCGCGAGCTGGACCCCGTGCAGCGACTGCTGCACCCCCTCGGACATCAAGGCGCACGCGGAGCAGGCCTCCAAGGCCGACGTCTACTGCACCGGCCAGATGGTCCCCGCCAACCCCCGGAAGCTGTACCGCAAGTGCGAGTGCGGCTACGAGGGCAAGGTCGGGGCGAACGGACTGCGCGCCCACAAGCCGCAGAGCTGAGGCGAAACGGGGGCGACCCCGTCGGCCGGGGTGGCACCCCGGTCCTGATGAGCCAGCCGACCACGGAAGAAGGAACCATGAGCAGCTCCGCATTCCGGCGCTCAGCCCCTGTCCCGTCCAACGTCTCCACCCGGATCGTCCGCCGGGGCCACCGCTTCCTCCGGCGGGCCGTCTACCGGGACGGCCGGTTCGTCGGTTACACCACCTCGCACCTCGGCTGCCACGAGGCGTTCGACAAGAGCGGCGAGCAGCTCCACACGCCGGACGGGGAGCAGGCCTTCCCGTACCTGAACGACGCGATCGTGGCCGTGGCCGCAGCGCCCGCCCACTGCAAGGGCTACGGCACCGAGTGCGGCACCGAGCTGAAGGGGTCCAGCGAGCTGTGCCCCGACTGCACCATGGCGCGGCTGGACGAGCAGTCCCCGCGCATCCCCCGCTGAACCGAGAGGAACCGATCATGCGCAAGCCTGGCCACATCACGGCGGAGATCGCCGGACACGGCACGTACCAGACGACCTTCAAGGCGCTGGACGCGATGCTGGAACTGCACCGGGACACGCCGCTCGCGGAGCTGTACCGGCTCCTGAAGGAGGGCCACGGGGACCCCGGGTACGACACCTCCAACATGACCCGCACCGAGGCCATCATGGTCCTCCAGGAGCTGGCGGGTCACGCCACCAACTGATCGAGCAGCAGTCGAGGGCGCGGGCCGGGAGGCCCGTGACCCTGGCTCGGCCGCTCGGCCACCCGGGAACCGACCAAGGAGCACCCCATGCACGTACGCACCGACGACCTGACCGTGTCCGTCAGCAACGGCCAGACCGTGACCCTGAACGCGGGCGACCTCGAACTCATCGCCCGCAAGCGCAACCAGGCGAACCTGTCCCGCCAGCAGGGCAACGCCCGGGACGAGATGTTCACCCGGCGGGAGCTGCGTCAGGACCTCGCCGAGCGGCTGAACATCCCCCAGGCCCTGGCCGCCACGGTCCTGGCCGGGATCCGGACGGACGACCTCTACACGGCCGACGAGGCCCCGGCGCCGTCCGACGTCAACACCCTCGCCCGCATGCGCCGGGAGGACCACCTGGCCGCCACGACCGGCAGGCCGGACCACCTGGACCTCGCGGTCCGCTGGGACCGGGGCTGGAAGACGTACGAGGTGACCGGCACACGGCACGCCTACTACCTGCTCCGCAAGCTGGCCGGGCGGGACGGGTTCCAGGGCGCCCGGCTGAACGACGTGCTGGTGGCCCCGAACGGGACCCGCACGGACAACGTGATCGCCCTCGACCCGGACGACATCACCGGCTCGGACCGGCACGGCAAGTACCGCGCGCTGCTGGACCGGAACAACAGCCACTACGACCTGGAGAAGGACGAGCGCCAGCACTGAGTCCCGCTCGGGGGTACGGTCGGCTCCTGCCGCCCGCACCCCCTGTGAGGCCATTCAGGGCCGACCACGGAAGGAACCGATCATGACACAGCACGAGTTCGAGCCCGAGGTGATCGAGGCGCTGGCCGTCCTCCGGGAGATCGCCAGGATCGGTAAGATCGGCACGTACGCCGGTATCGCCCAGGCCATCGACACCCTGGACAACGCGGGCGTCTTCGCCCGGCTGGACGAGCAGACCGACTATGCGTCGGCCGAGGAGATCCTGGCCGAGATCACGACCCAGAGCCGGACCCCCGAGGAGTTCCGGACGATCCAGGACATCAACCGGGGTGCGGACTACGGTCCCGACCCGGCCGAGTGGGGCGACACCACGTCGGCGGACATGGCACGGCACCAGGGCTACGCTGCCGCCTCCGGGCTCGGGAAGCTGGAGCGGGTGCCCGGCACCGACACGCTCCGCCCGGCCCCGGAGGACGCCGGTGAGTGGTCCGAGGACGTCGTCCGGGCGGCCTTCCCGGAGCACGGACACGCCTTCCGGAGCCCGCACAGCGACGAGGTCTGCTACGCCACCGAGGAGTGCGAGGTGACCTACGGCGAGCACCGCGTGGCCCGCCGGGCCCTGACCCAGGCCGACTGTGCCGCGCACAACATCGGCTGGCACCCCCGCACCCCGGACGACCTGAGGCAGTCCCAGGAGACCTCGGCGGCCGAAGAGGCCGAGATGGAAGCTGAGCGCATCAGGATGCGCCAGAACGAGCGTTGAGCACCACGGCCCGGCCGGAGCCTTGATCCGGCCGTCTCCGCTACAGAGCTTCGGCCGTGCGTCGCCACTGATCTGGTCCACGTCGGAGTACGGCCCGTTCGAGTCGGGCCGGGGGCGCTTAGGCTCAACCCAACCGGGGTAGGGCCGAGTTGAACAGCAGACCAAGGAACAGGAGAGATCATGGGACGCAAGCTCACCGAGGTCCAGCTCACTCTGGAGAACGCCCGGGAGGCCCTCAAGCCGGGCGACATCGTCTTCGAGGCCGAGGAGCTGGGACAGGTCGTCTCGGCCCGGCCGGACGTCCGGAACGAGTGGGTCCGGGTCTACTTCATGGGCGGGGACTGCTACGTCGAGGACTTCGCCCCGCAGAAGCTGTTCGTCCTGCGGGAGACCGGCACCCCCGAGCACGAGTGGGTCGGCCGTCCGATCGGGACCCACGTCATGGTGGAGATCAGCAAGACCGGAGGCGGTACGGTCGGCAAGCGGTACACCGGCCGGTGGAACTACCGGATCACGGTCAAGGGCAAGGTCGTGGCCGAGGGCGACGACATGAACACCCCCAAGGTCGTCACCCACGAGGAGGCGGCCCGGATCGCCTGGGCCTTCCAGGACGCCGCGTACGCGGCCGACTACCTCTCGGAGGACTGAGGACCATGCCACACAAGCCGGTGACCCTCGTTCTCAAGGTCGTCCAGCACCTGGACTCGCTGCCCTACCGGGTGACCCTGGACCGCTTCGTGTCGCACACGCACGAATGCGAGCCGTGCGCCGAGGAGTTCGATGTGGGTGAGCCGGACTGCTCCGGCTACTGCCCCGAGGGCCACCGGCTCTTCCACGCCGTGTCTCAGGCCGTCGACCGGCAGCACGCCACCTCGGTCTGGAACTGACGTGCGCCAGGTCCGGATCAAGAAGCTGTCCCGGCCCCGGCCGCAGGACGAGCCCGACACGCGGACGCCCTCGGGGCGTCCGCTCCCGTACTGAGCCTCAGTCGGCCCCACGTCCGTTCCCGGACGTACGTGTGGCCCCTCGGGGCGCTCACCCGGAGCACCGACCACGGAAGGAACCGTCCATGGAATTCATCCACAACAACAGTCACGGCAGGATTCAACGGTCCGTCAACATCACCGACGGGCCGGTCATGCCGCACCCCAACAGCAGCACCGGCAAGAAGGTCCGTATTGATCACGTGACGATCGAGTACCGCCTCAAGGGCGGGGAGTGGACCCGTGAGGGCTGGACCGGCCTCTCCATGGCGGGCATCGTCCTCAAGTCCGACGGCACCGAGGGCAAGGCGACCTGGGGCGGCGGAGTCCACTACGACTGGGCCAAGATGCCGGAGTACGCGTGGCTGCGTCAGTTGAGCGAGGCCATGCAGCCCGAGGGCGTCCCGGTACTCCCGTTCCGGCTGACCGGCATCGAGAACGACGACCTGGAGGCCGACCGTGGCTGAGTCCAGGCCCGAGTTCACCCGCCCCTCGGTCGGTGACGAGCTGATCCTGTTCAAGCGGGCCGTGCGGACCCAGCCCGAGCAGAGGATCCCGGTCCGGGTCATCGGAGTGGCCCGGTTCCGGGTCGTCCTGGAGGGCATCGACGGCGAGAAGCTGCCCTGGTGGGGTCAGGAGTACGACATCCGGTCCCAGAAGCCCTGGGACAAGCGGTGGAGCTATGAGGCGTGGGAGCTTCACACCCCGGAGACGCTGGCCTACAAGCTCAAGCAGAAGCAGGTCGAGGCGTTCATGTCGGAGCACGGCATCCGGACCTACACACTGCGCGGCGCGCTACGCAAGAAGGTCGACGCCGATCCGCTGGCGTTCGTCAACCTGCTCAAGGAGTGGATCGGGGAGGAGACGATCTGATGGGCGACGGGACGTTCGGGCACAAGCGCCTCGGCAGCCCCTGGACCGCTCGGGCTCTGCTCGCGGCTCAGGCCGAGGGCGCGGTCATCCGGGTCTCCCGGCCGGACGACGAGCACCACGGCAAGCCGGTTACCCACGACCCCGAGAAGGCGGGCGACCGGACCCCCTGGCGCCTGGTGCGCGGGGAGGAGAGGTTCGGATCGGCTGACTGCCGTCCTGAGGGCCTGCACGGCGGTCCCTGGGCACTCGCCCGCCTACTGCGCATCAACGTCCGCTGAAGCACACTCACGGCCGCCGGGGGCCCAATCCCGGTCACGGTCCAGGTCGTCCAACAGGAAGGACGCCGGGGCAGAGCTGTTCGGTCGGTTCCCAGCTCGCTCCGGAGAAGGCGGTTCAAGTCCGCCCGGACCACTCAGCCCTCGGCCGACCGGCCGGGGCAGACCACAGATGGAGGAACCGAGATGGTGGATCTCGACACGCACGGGCTCAAGCGGGGCGGTTACGCCCGGGACGTCCGCACCGGCATGGCAGTCAAGATCGCCGAGGTCGGCGGCCGGGACCTGATGGTGAAGCCCGCGTACAAGTCGGACGGGGTCTGGGTGGACCCGGCGCACCTGCGGCCGATCGGGGACCCGCACGCCT